AACATAAGCAAGGGCGACACGCCTGAGACGAGCCGGATATCCAAGATCACCGAAGGCTGGGTTTTGGAATTCATGGGTCTCGTCGGCATCGCCGATGTCAAGCCGCAGGAGGTTTGATCATGGCAACCGAACTCAATTCCGATGACGTCCAGGCCGCACACGCTCTCGTGACGCGGGCCGCCCAATCCCTGACCGATCAGTTGAAGGCCAAGGGCTACCCGCATGCGGAAGTCTACCGCAGCGATCATGGCTTCTCGGTCTATCTGAACGGGATGAGTGCCGGGGCGATGCAGAAGGGCTTCGGCAATTCCTTCGCCGCCGCTGCCGATCTCGTGGCCTCGGTTCAGACCAAGCCCGTTGGGCCGCGAGGGACGCCTTCGCCCAAGAGCGCGATGAAGCTCATGAGCAACTCGACCGGGATATGGGCTGGTGATGTCCCTTCCCAATCGCCGCATCAGGGGGAATTTCATAATGGTTGACCGTGGAATTTACACGTCCGGGCAGGCGAATCTTTTCAAGGCGCGTGCCGGCGAGAAGTACCGCCCGAGCAATGGGACCGAGGGCGACTATTTCGCATCCTCCTATTGCGTTCACTGCAAGCGCAGCGGTCCTGACGAGCCCTGCATGATTGCAGGCGCGGTCTTTTTCTACGACGTGAAGGACGAGTCCTACCCGACCGAATGGCAGTACGGCGCCGACGGGCAGCCGACGTGCACGGCCTTTGAAGAGAGGGCCTGACCCATGTCCGCCATTGCCAATCTCGACCGTGAATACCGCGACGCACGGGCCGCCCTCGACTTCATCGCCGCTGCCGAGAAGCAAATCCGGATTGCCGCTCATGTCGTGTTCGATCGGAACGCCGAGCAGATCGAGGTGATGTCGGGCATGACCGTCGATCGAGCGGTGTTCGACGCCACCCTCACGGATGCGCTCACGGATGCATTCCACGAGCCCCGGAAGGTGCTGGGTAAGGCGGTCTACCGGCTTGAGGGTCAGATCCATCTGCGGGAGTTGGCGGGGGATCGGGCGGACTACTTTTCGAGGGCTGCGGAATGACCGCGCCCATTCTAAGCGGATACACCCGCCAACTCCGATGCATGCAGCGCAAGGGCGGTCACAAAACGCGCGACAAGCTGCGCGGCAAATTGGTCGTCATCTGGTCCGGCGAGCATCGTCTGTGGTGGCGCGCGATCGCCCGCGGCTACACCTCGAAATCGGCCGATGCCGGCGTCTACCGTTTCGAGGTGGCTGTTTCTAAGGGATTTGTGCCGTGAGCCGCCGCCCTTACCAGCCCACGGCGCGGGACCTGCTGCAGGTTCGCGTTCTCGGCCAGTACAAGCCCGGCTATTGGGCGATGACCTTCACAAAGGGCGGCGTCGAAGTCGGCTGCTGCATCCGGTGGGAGCGTACCGAGTGTGAGCCCGGCAACCCGGCGAACCTGATGGATCGGTCGCCGATCCTGACCGCTCGAAAGAACGGCGCGGTCTGCCATCTCGATGACATTTGGTTACGTCGCGGCAGGGAGATCACCGCGGCTGAATACGAATTTCTCGTGGCTGATCGTGAATGGGCCAAAGAAAACGCACCGCATTTGCCCGAAGCCAACCCAACTCACCGCGTCGATCTCGCGACGCTCCCAAGCCCTTTCTAGGAGGCGCGCATGTCTTTCACCGAACAAGAGGTCGCCGAGAAAACGGCGAGGCTGGACGAAATCCATCCCGGTTGGCGCGACCATAAGCACCAGAACGGCAGCCCGCTGTGGGCCAAGGACGGCACCCTTCTCGACGAAAAGGGCAACCGCTCGATTTTCGATGACGTCGACGAATAGGAAAAGAAAATCATGTCCGCACTTGCTATTGCCAAAGACGACCTCGACCGCCACGGCATTGGCGGCAACAACCCGCCGCTGAGCGAAGTTCTGATCGATGAGACCGAGAAGCTACTTGAGCGGGCTCAGGATCTCGCGGCCGGCGTCGGCCGCGCCACCGTCACCGACGAGGACACCGCTGGAAAGGCGACGCTGCTCGCCGGCCTGATCAAGAAGCATTTGACCCTGGTCGAAGATACTCGCGAGGAGCGCAAGCGTCCGTTCCTGGACAACTGCCGCACCGTCGACGCCCACTTCGGCAACATCGCCCTCGTGCTGGCCGAGATGGACAGCAAGAAGAAGCTGATCGGCGGCCCGCTCGCCGTGCTGATGGGCAAGATCGATGCCTACCGCAAGGAACAGGACCGCAAGGCCGAGGTCGAGCGCCTGCGCCTTCAGGAAGAGGCCAACAGGCAACGCGCCCTCGCCGTCGCGGCCGAGAATGCACGGCTCGCCGCCGAAGCCGCAGCCAAGCGCGCCCAGGACGAAGCCGATCGCAAGGTTCGCGAGGCCGAGCAAGCCGCACAGCGGGCTGGCAACGCAGCCGCAGCAGCAGAGGCCCGACGCCAGCGCGAGGCGGCCGATGCTCTCCGGGCCACGGAGGAGGCGGCCACTCGCGAGCGCAACCTTCAGGCCGAGATCGACCAGCAGAAGCTGGCGGACGCGGCGACCGACCTGGATCGTCAGGCCGCCCAGAGCGTCGCAGCCCCAATCAGCAGCGGTTACGGTCCCAAGGCGTTCGGCAAGAAGTCCTGGAAGGCCGAGATCACCGACCTAACCGCCGCCCTTAAGCATTGCCGCAAGGTGGACGAGGCCGCGATCCTCGCCACCGTGCAGCAGATCTATGACCGCCAGGTTCGGGCCAATGTCCGTTCGCTGCCGGGCGCGACGGTCACCGAAACCAGCACCACGCAAATCCGCTGACATCATGACCAAGCCACTTCCCCATCGCCCAGGAAAAGGCAACGGCGGACACAGGAAGATGCCCGATGACCAGGAATACGTTCCTCGGCGCTCTCGGCAAGTCACTTCGATCAAGGGTCTCGTCCCGGCTCTGCCGGAGAGGGGACGCATAAAGATCGGCATCAAAGGCGCCAAAACGAAATCCCGCAACGGCAATGAATTCCAGATGCCGCAGAAGCTAGATCATTTCGTGGTGACGACGCTCGACCGGCAGGAAGACGGAAACTTCGCTCGGGATGAAGCCATCCACGCCACGATCGGCGACAAGCCGACCGATATCAAGGTCCGGTTGCTCTATGACGATCCGTCGCTGAATTTCCCGACCCGGTATGCGGCCTACAAGGGGCGCACGCTGTTCTGCTCGGGCGACGGCGAGACGGCCAGCCGATTGGGCGATGACGGCAAAAGCCGGTCAAATGTCCCATGCACATGCTTTCGCCAGGATCCGGAATACAAGGGCGCCGATAAGTGCAAGATGAACGGAGTTCTGTCGACCTTGATCGATGGCGCTGGCGGCATCGGCGGCGTGTGGAAGTTCCGCACGACTTCATACAACACGATCGTCGGCATCATGTCGTCCATGGCGTTCCTGCGCCAGATCACCGGAGGCCCGCTCGCCAATCTGCCGCTCACGCTTCAGGTTCGACCGAAACAGGCGACCGACCCGGAAGGCAAGCAGCAGACCATCTATGTCGTCGGGCTCGAATTCCCGGGAGATATGGCCGAACTGCAGAACCGCGGCCACCAGATCGCGCTAGACCGCGCCACGACGCATGTGAGCATCGCCCATATCGAGGATGAGGCCCGGCGTCTCCTGTCCTATGCGCCAGTCAATGCCCCGCTGCCGGGCGACGATGAAAGCGACGTGATCGAGGAGTTCTACCCGGAACAGGTCGCGGGACAGACCGCGCCGGCTCGCCCCCGCCGCAGCGATTTCGATGGCGAGCCCATTAAGGCCGCCGTCGACGCATCCCTAGACATCACGATCATCGATGAGTTCGGCGAGATCGTCGGCGAATGGCCGGCGCCGCGCGCAATCGCGATGTTGGGTGGCCTGGTGCGTGACGCGGAGCCGGATGTCGTCATCGCGATCGTGGAGCACAACCAAGACGCCTTGGCGGAAATGGAGGCGGCAAACATCGCCATCGGCGAGATTGTCGATCTCTACGACGCGGCGCTGGCATTGAAGGTCATCGTTCCCCAGGCCGAAGCGGTTGATGAATTCCTGCCGCGCCCGATCGCGATACCCGCGACGGAAACCGGCGCCCGGGATTGGGGCCAGTTCGGCCGATCCTTCATTGCGGCCATGAAGGCATCCCGGACGATCGAGGAAAGCAACGGCTGGCAGATGGAGAACCTGCAGGCCTTGGACCTCTGCGAGAAGGGTGGACCCAAGGTCTATGGATCGATCTGCAAGGCCATCAAGGCGACCCAGGAACGCCTCGCCGCGCCGGCAGAACCCGAGATCGTTGGCGCCGAAGACCTGGCCGATCCCGCGCGCCTGCTGACGGGAGGCTGATCATGGAAGCGAACCTCGTCATGAAGCGGACGAAAGCCGGGCTGGAGCCGGCGAACCCGGACAGCGCCGACATGCTGGAAAAGATCAAGCTCGGCGAGCGCGTGCTGGTCAAGGTCCACCGTCCGAGGAGTATCGACCAACATCGGCTTTATTTTTCACTTCTGACGAAGGTCGCGGAGGCCAGCGAATTCGAGACGCCGGAGCGCCTGCTCGTCGCGCTCAAGCTCGCTCTCGGCCGATACGATTTAATCAAACTCCCTGGCGGAAAAGTCGTCCCGGCGCCGCAGTCGATTTCTTTCGGGAGCATGCCGTCTGACCAGTTCCGACGATTCTTCGATGATTCGGTTCGGCTGATCTGCGAGCACATCCTGCCGGGCGCGGATTTCGAGGAATTGGCGGCCGAGGTTCACGCGATGCTCGATGATACCAGGAGGGATGCCGCATGACCGCCACCATCATCAACCTCGCCGACCGCCGCGCCATTCGTGCCGCCTCGGTCCAGCCCGATCCTATGGCCGTTGCCGTGGCTCTAATCGCGCTCTCAACCCAATGCTGGTGGGCCGCGTGGGGCGTGTCTGTGCAGGTCGGTCCGGTTGAGAAAGGTCCGCTGAAATGACGTTCCTCGCCCTTCTCCTGATCTGCTCAGTTTCGATCCCTCCCGACCAATGCACGCCGGACAACGCCGAGGATTCGATCTCCAAAGTCGTATTCAGCGAACTGCAATGCCCGGTCCTCGCGGATGCCCAGGTCCAGTTTGCATCGGATGCCTATCGGGATCTGCGGGATGGAAAAGCCCTGATCGTAACCCGGTGTCTTCGGAGAAAGTCATGACGAAACCAGCCCGCCAGCCGTTCCGAGATCCGTCGCTTCCGGCCGTTGCGCCACCCGTAAAGGAATCCTCGATCATGACGGCGTGTGGTTGCGGGAAGCTTTCGTTCTCGCATTGGCCTTTGTGCCCGGTGTGCGGGGAGATCAAGCCGTGAATACGCTCACCAATCCCGCCTGCGCTACGTGCGACGGGCGGGGCGAGATCGGCGGCTTCGATTTCGGCGAAAATGCCTATCGTTCGGAAAAATGCCCGGACTGCGCGTCCCGAGTATCGGAAAACGACCCGGCGTATCTGGCCGTCATTCGCTGTCTTGACGGCTATATCCTGGAGTGCGCCCCGCACGTTGCCAGGACCATCGTCGCCGCCATCGCCGCCCTGTCACCTCCCGCCACCCCACAGGTGCCGGAAGACGTGCGAGCTCGTGCTGTAGCCGCCATAGACGAGGCCAGAACTTACGCCTTCGGATTTCCATCCAGCGAATCCGTGGTCGGAGCGCTCGACCGCGCCCACCTCCTCGCCACGCCGGTTACGGTCACGATGGAGGATTGCATAAATCTCTCCTCCGCATTTCTGTCCTTGGTGAACGCCCGAAATCTGCACGATTCTCTGCAAACTCGTATGGCCGAAGCCCTTCGCCGCGTCCTCGGAGACCGCATCCGGATCTCCACCCCTCCTGCTGGTGAAGCATCATGAGCCCGACCGTTGCCGATATCAAAGCGATGGCAATCGCAATCTCGGGCTGTTCCGGTCACGAGGAATCTTGGCGCGAATGGAAAAAAGAGGCCAGGGCCGCGTGGCTCGTCGCGGAGGCAAAGGTCGAGTCCGATCTATCCTCCGCCAGTGAGGAGATGGTCGAGCTGATGGACGCGTTGGATCAGATCGTCCACCTGCGCCCGTGCGGCCCAACCAAAAACAAGCTCGTAGAGCAGATGGAGCGCATTGCACTGGTAGCCCTCCGCTCCAGCCGAACGAAAGGGGAGTGAGATGGCGACCTCTGCCGTTCCGATGAAACGCGGCCTCACGCATGCCGAGGCGGCCGACTATTGCGGGATGACCGTCTCCAACTTCGACCTGCAAGTTTCGACCCGCCGACTGCCCGCCGCGCTGCCATACGCCGGCCGGAGGAAGGTGTGGGATCGCGTCGAACTCGACCGCGCGCTTGACGCCATGTCCGGCATAACGGCTGAATTGACGACCGAGCAACGCAAGCGCGAGGCCGTGAAGCGGATCGTAGCCAATGCTGGTAAGAATGCGGTACGTCACAAAGCGGGTTAAGGCCGGGGGCCGCATCATCTGGTACTGGCAGCGGCCGGGCAATAAGCTCGTCCGGTTGTCAGACAATGAGGTCGCGCGGTTCCGCGAGGCAGAGCGGCTGAACCGGCGCGCGGATCAGGCGAAGAAGGGCGGGACGGGTTTCGATATCCACTCGATCGGATGGCTCGTGCGCGAGTATCGCGACAGCGACGGCTTCAAGGCCAAGGCCGCGGCAACGCAAAAAGCCTACGGCATCTGGCTGAACCGATACGAAACCGATTGGGGTGACCTGCAAGCGGCCGAGATCGACTTTCCGATGGTGCATGAGTTCGCCAAGGGCCTGAACGACCGGCCAGCAACACGCGAGCTCGCGATTGGCGTGCTGAACAATCTGCTCGACCTGGCGCGGCATCTGCGCCTGATCACCGAGAACCCGACGCGCGACCTTCGGCTTGAGGCATCGCCGGTTCGGTCACAGGTCTGGGGTGATGATCAGATTGCGGCGCTGCTCGCTGCGGCCGATGCCCACGAGGAAGGCGCTGCGCTGCGCCTGGGCATTGCCCTGCTGCTCTATACGGCCCAACGCCCGGGCGACGTGCTGGCGATGACCTGGGCGCGCTGGAACACCGATGGCATCGAGGTTCGGCAGCAGAAGACCGGGGCGTTCCTGCGGATCTGGTGCCATACCGATCTGGCGGCGCAGTTGAGGGCCGCCAAGGCTATTGCCAAGGGCACGCACATCGTCACCGACCGCATTGGGCAGCCGATCTCAACCACGCGATTCCGGGACTGGTACGATACGGTCTGCGGGAGGGCTGGGATCAAGGATATGCAGATCCGCGACTTCCGCCGCACTGCCGTCGTCAAGCTCGCCCAAGCCGGTTGCACGGTTCCGGAAATCGCCTCCGTGACGGGCCATACGCTCAAGAATGCCGAGACGATCTTGCGGACGTACCTGCCGCGGATGCCCGAGATGACGAAGCTTGCGATACGGAAACTGGAACGGTCCACATCGAAAAAGACCCCTCGCGGTAAGGCGTCATGAACGTCTCGGGAACGCCCGGCACTAACCGGTTAGCAAAAACGCTCCGAAAATATGAGCGTTTCTGCGGTAGAAATTGCCGCCAGAGTTAATGGAGCCTTATCGGTTACGACCCATTTAAACGGCTGACAGGACTAGATAATTTGCCGATTTCGGTTAGACAAAATCCAGTCGCCTTGCGTGATTTTCCCCGCAGAAAGCCTTGGGCCACATTGGCGGAGTCTAACCGGTTTTGCGCGGCCGGCGCCTAGGTGATCAGCCCTCGCGGCATTCGGCAACGCGGCCGAACCATTCCAGGGTATCGATGTCTCGCAGGCCAACCCCGTCTACCGCCATCAGGCGGCCACGACTCCGGTAAACAAGACTCGGTCGCAGCTTCTCAACAGATCCCGGCCTCCTGGAATAAAAGGGTATTCGTAAAAAGAGGTTGATTCCGTCATCCGACTGAAGATGTGAGCTTCGTAATATCGGGTTGATTTGGAACGTATCCGACGATGTCGTTGGAAAACTGGGATCGGCTATCCCAGACCCAGAAAATGCACGCCCGCCCAGCCCGGCTTTCGCGGCCGCTCCGCAACAGCACGAGGTTGTCTCCCTGGCAGTCGGCGGGGCGGAAGCTGTTGCCATCATGCGGCTTGAAGCCATGAGGCACGTGTACTGAGGGGATCGTTGGATGGGTTTGGCCTCTCATCGCCGGGTTCCTCGGGTGGTTGGGTAAGGTTACGCTGGCATCCCGTCGAGCATGTGGCGGACCATCGCATCGGCCTGCGTCGCATCGAGCAGGTTGGTGCCGGACGGTTCGTGTTTCATCGGAAACGGCGTGTGCTCGTTGAATTCCGGCTTAAAGTTGATGCCCGCGTCCGGATGGAAATCCGCCGGCAGCCGCCAGCCAAGGAAGCGGCCAACCATGTGTTTGATTTGATCTTCGGTCATCGGTGCCTCGGTGATTAGGTGTTGTCAGTCTCTTGGTCGATCACCAGAGAGGACCGAGAATCAGGGATATGCCAGGTCAAGGGCGGCATCTGCTCGATCCCCGCTCATCCCGGTTATGGTGAGCTTGACCGCAGCCTCGTCGTAATTGAGTTCGCCATCGACCCACTGCTGAACGATGGCTTTCTGCACTTCAGTGAGTTCGATTTCGTCGGGCATCTCTATCTCCCTCTTCATCTCTCCAACGGGGGATGTGTTTGTCAGTCCATTAGTCGAGCGCCGCGCGGTGCGACGCTCTGCTAATGGGCTGATCAGATAGAAGCAGCGTTGCGCTCGCGGAACCGGCTCGGGTGCCAGTCGCACGATGTCTCAGTCAGGTCGCGCGACAGCAGTGCGGCACATCGTCGGGAATACGCGCAGTCGGCGCATGTCTTGCGATCCGGTAGCTTCATCTCTGCATCGTAGTCGATCTCGAACATGGGAATTCCTTATGACTAAAGGACAGGTCAGGCCGCGATGATCTTCACGTAGCACTCATCGAACAGCTTGCTGATATCGACGGCGAGCGAAGCCACATAGGGGCTATTCGGCCCGAACGTCTTAACGGCGTCGGCGGCAATCGCAATCGTCTCGCGCAACTGCTGAATTTTGTCTTCGAATGTTCCGACCATCATCCCAACTCCCACCCGTCCGCAGCACCTCGCCGCGTCCACCCTCAGAATGTCTCACGGATGCGGATTGCGGTCAAGCGCCAAATTGACCAACGCGCAACTTTCCATTCTCCATTCGACATTCGGCGGTTGACGGTCGGTTCATTCTCGGGCATTCTCATTTCATGAAATCAAAGATCCCTCTGCCGGAACTCGAAATCCTTGGTTGGAAGGGCGCCGAATTGGCGCGCCGCATCCACGTAACCGAGGAGACGGTGTCACGCTGGCGCACCGGCAAGCGGAAGCCTCCGACACTTTTGGCGGCCTATCTCAAGCTCTGCGTTTGGATCCACGAGAAGGGGTATCGGGTGCCATGAGCGATAAAACGACCGAACTCCGCGGATGGGCGACGACCGACGATGGCCGGCGCGCCCGATCCTGTTCCGGCTCTATCCAGAGGATGAGACCAAGCGCAAGACGAAGATGGCCGAGGCTGCGGCCTCGCTTTGCCCAGGAGGATGCGGATGCCTGAATCGAAGACGACGGAGCCGGTACGCTGCGGCGACTGCAAATATTTCATCCGCGACGGGAACTGCGGCTATCTCTCGACGCCAGAAGGCCGAGATCCGAAGCGCCCGTTCGCGACCGCGCCTTTCTGGGTTTGGTCTGACTGCTACAGCGACAAAGAGCAGGTCCGATCGAGCGTGACGAGCGCCTGTCCAGTGTTTGCCGCGCGCGAAAATGGCAACGGTGCTTCGATATCAACCAGTGCGGCGGTTTGAGAGGGTGGAGAGATGACGGACAGCACGGTTCGCGATCGGCTCGAAACGGTGAGCGGCCTTCTGATGGATGCCGCGCGAGAACTCGATGCCGCTCATTTGGCGCGTCGGGCGGCGGAAGCCTCCCATGCCGGGCAACTCCGCAATACGCTGGCATTCAAGGCTGAGGCGCATGCGCTACGAGCCGTTAAAACGGCAGCCCGAGCGCTGATCGATGACGTTCGGCGCCGCTATCCTGGCGAGGAATTGCGCTGTCCTTTGATGCGTGCGCTCGATGAGGCATCACTCGCCGCCCTGGTAGAGGAACCAAAGACATGAGTGACCCGAAAACGACCGGCGAGCCGTTGTCGCCAGCGTGCGCCGGATGCCGGGAGCCTGGCTGCACCGAGGAACTTGAACCATGACCGCCGCAAAATGCGCGCTAGCCCTCGTCGGATTCATCGCGAAGACCTATGTTCTGGCTGTTCTGATGGGGTGGGTATGATGGCTGCTGATGGATCGGCCCATCGATGATATCTTGGCCGCGACGCAGGCCATCACCGCCCTTCATATGCTCGGATATCTCGATCGTGGTTTCGGACTCACCAAGGTTGGACGGGCGATGCGTCGTCAGCTTCTGAACGCTCCCGAGAACCGTTCCGTCTCGCTCCACCGTGTCTCGGGGCCGTGGACCCGTCCGGGCGGTCTTGATGCGAGAATGTGCTACGGCAGCGCCTTGCCGAGCGGGTTGGCTGCCGGGAAGGCCGCCGCGCGGGTGGCGTCGTCGATCTGGTAGCTCTTGCCGCCGGTCCTTGTGTCGAAGTTGGCGTTGCCGGTCCAGATCACGTTGACGTTGGCGGCACCCGCATGGCCATCGAGGACGGCGGTGTTGTAGCTGCGCCAGTCGGTCGGGACGCTGGTCGCGGCGGCCTTGTTGTTCGTCCAGGTGTTGTTGCTGCCGATGGCGTTCGACAGCTCGCCGCGCCAGCTTCCGATGATCAACGTATCGAGATTGTCGTTGTAGGCGACGTTGCTATCCACCGTCACGTTGTCGGTGAAGAACAGGTGCACGCCCCGAGCGCCGTTGCCGTACGTCGTGTTGCCCTGAACCAGCGACTTGTAGGGATAGGCGGCCAGGCCCGACTGCGAGTTGCGGAAGTCATCCATGATGATGCCGTTGCCGTCGGTATGGTTTCCGGCCACGTACCGTTCGTCATTATTGTACGAGAGGTTGTCCTTCACGATGATGTGATACGTGGCGCTCGTGTCGGCACTGGTCGCGGTATAGCTGACCGCGCGCGGCTCGTAGATCGAGATGCCCGACGCCTGGTAGCCGTTGAACCGGGCGTTGTTGTAGGTCGTGTTGCCGACGATCCAGTACCAATCCTTGTAGACCGTCGAGATCCCCGCGCCGCCGCAGTCGTGGGCGACGTTGTTCAAAGCCTGGAAATGATGCCCGCCACCGACCAGGCCATGGCCCATGGTGAACGGCGCCGACGAAAGCCCTTCGTTTTTACCGTCGATCTCGAAACCGTCGAAGATCATGTAGTCGCCATCGGCTTCGACCAGATTGTACATGTTCTGGGCCGCCGCCTGGATCTTGGCCCCCTGGGGCGTGGTCGAGCGATAGACGACATAACCGGTCGGGGAATTCGCGTTACCGCCGTGCGTCAGGTACGTCGTGTTGACGATCGGGTATGTCCCGGGAGCGACATTGACGCAATCACCGGCCTTCAGCAGACCGCTGTCGTTCGCGTGCTGCAGCGTCTTCCACGGCACGGTCGCCGCCGTGCCGGCGGCACTGTCCGACCCGTTCTGACCGACGTACCAGTTGCGCACGCAGGTGTAGCTGGCCGTGGTCGTCGGCGGGGTCGTCACGGGCGGGGTCGTCACCGGCGGGATCGTGGCCGTCGCCGTACCGAAGACCGTGACGGAGACGGTATTGCAGCTCGAGCCGCCGGCATTGTCCGTCAGGCAATAGGTGAGCTTGTCGGTGGCGCTGGCCCCCTTCGCGAGGGCGGCGTAATAGCTGCCCGGCGTGTAGGTGATTGCGTAGACGCTGGCCCATGCCACTTTCCCATGAGTCCCCGATGTCCCCAGCGACGTGAGCCACGCGCTCTGTCCCGCAGGAACGATGGCATGAGTAGTGAGGTTGACCGTCAGTGATTGGTTCGCCATGACGGCGGGCGCCTGGGGCGCGGCGGTGAGTTGGGCGCCAATCGCGGCGCTGGCGGGATTCAGGCATGCAAGGGCCATCGCTCCCACCATGAGAGCGGTCAAATAGCGCATCTGATTTCTCCAGGAAGGCGCCCCGCAGCGAGTGCAGAGCGCTTAGGGAAGATGCGGCTTAGAAGAAGGCCTCGATCTTGGCCTTCTCAGTTTCGTACTCGGCCTTGAGCGAGACCATGAGCGCACGGACCTCGGCTTCGGCCGCATCGATGACCGAACGCTGAAGGCTGATGTTCTGGATCTTCAACACGGCAGCCTCGACATCGGCGATGACGGCGGCGAGACCGCGCGGCGATGCGACAGGCGCCGTGATGGTCGCACCGACTTCGGCGGGGGCGGCATTCGGATCGATGGAAGTGTCTGACATGGGGATCTCCTTCTGAGGCTTCCGGAAGATCCGGAGCAGCCATGGCAATGGATTTAGGGAATGGAGAATGACGGTTGCGGGCGCGATCATGGCCGCGAGCGCGGAAATGTTCATGAGGCCGGGCTGCTCTGGGCGAGCAATTCCGTTGCGCGTTGATGGCCGGCACTGCTTCCAAAGTAATAAGAAACGACAAGCATCAGCACGTCCTGCAGCGTGCGCTGGCCGGTCTCAAACGACGCCTGCATGGTTGTCGTGAGCGTGCCGAACATCAGAAACGCCTCGACGCCGCACCACATGGCGATGACGAGAATCGCGATGATCATCGGCGTGCGATCCTTCATCGCCGCGGCCATCGACCGGGCGCTTTCGCGGTCCTTCTCGTCAGTCTGCTCCAGCAACACGCCGGCATTGACAAGCGCGACCTTCCAATCGGAATCGGCCTTTCGCACCGCGACAAGCTGATCCCCGGTCAGGCCTTGCAAGGCGCCCAACAGCGTTTGCTGGCGATCGGCGAGACCGGAGCCGGCCGGGGGCGTGATGCCCAATTGACCCTCGACCCAGGTCACGGCAGTGCCGGCGAGCGGGCCGCCGAACATGGAGGCGGCAGTGGGCGCCACTTGGGCGAGGATGTCGCCAAGCTGCCCGAGGAAATCAGCCATGGTCTTATCCTTCGCTGTTCGCGGCGCGGTTCACGCCCTCGATCGAATTGGCGCAATGATCCTTGGCGATGCTATCGAGCACCTTGCAGAGCAAGCAGCCCCAACGCCGGCCGTCGCGGCGCGAGAACGCGGCGTGCTGAGAAATCGATTCATGCGGGTTGCCGGCGAGGACGATGACGTTGACCGCCTCGTCCAGCATGACGGCGACATCCCAGAGATAACGCTTCACGGCTTTCATGAGACGGCTCCGACCGGCAGGAGGGCAACGCCAGCGGAAACCGAGGCGAGGAAGTGGGGAATGGTGCGTGGATTGGCGACGAAATACTGCTGAGCGCGCAGATAGCATTCGATCTCGTCGGCCGAGACGATGGGATTTGGTGGCGGTCGGACTTGCGCGACAGTCGCTCCCTCGATCCAGGAACAGAGCGTGTTCGGGGCACCGGTCATGTTGACCCAGAGCGCGATCATCAACAGCCCGCGCGGCTCGATCGTCTTGCCCTGCGCATCGGCCGCATCGGCCGCCTGGTCGAGATGGCGCAGGACCGTGTCGAGCGTCACCTCATCGATCTCGTCGACCAGATGTTGACCGGCCGGCGCGGCGATGGCGGCATTCACGGCCAGGAGATCGCACAGCGCGAGGCTCGTGCTGCTGCAGGGCGCCGATAGCGTGTTCAGGATCGTGCTGATTTTGGCCGCGGGAAATCCGGCCGCCGTCAAGATCAGGCGCAGCGCGCTCCGGGCGCCGATATTCGCCGCCGTGTCGGCTTGGAAGATGCCGAACGATGCCCCGCTCTTGCCCAGATCGGCGAAGCTCAGCCGATACGGATTGGCCGGCCCGAGTTCGTTCGCACGGAGCGCGGCCTTGACCGCCGGCAGCAGGGATGCGTTGGTCATGGCGGCCTCGGCGTGGGGATTCAGGCTTGGTGGTCGCGCTTGGCCTTGGCGAGCATCTGCTGGGCAAAGCGGATCAGATCGCCTGCGATGGCGATGGCGCGGAGCGGTGTTATTTCCTTGACGAGGAACAGTCCATCATGAGCCGTGGTCAGTTCGATCTTCTCGCCGTCGCAACGGGCGCCGATGGTTGTGACATGGCCCACCGCAATCACGTCGATCTCACGTCGGCTCATTCCGCGATATCCTCGCGCCGATACCATTGGCCACCGATGATCGAGAAATCCTGCTTGACCTCGATGTTGTCCAAGACGCTGTGCTTCGTCTGGGTGTCGACGTGGGCCAGCATGAAGCCCATCTGCCATTTCTCGCCAGCCGTGTAGCTCGCCGATCGCGCGTGACCGCAGCCGAGTTGGTGCCAGTTGAATGGACCGAAGGTCGGGCTGTATGCCGGATCGCTCTTGGTCTTATGATGGTGGCCGTTAGCACCCGGAAAGCCCATCAAGCGGCCCTCGGGGAAGTGGTGCCAGAGAACCGCGTCATACTGGATGGCGTAGTTCTTCTTGAGTTCTTCCTTGATGTCACGCTCCGTCCAAGCCGCCAGATCCATCCGGGCGATGTAGTTGACCTCGAACTCTTCCAACCCCAGCAGCTTCGGCACCGTGAAGCCGTGCAACTCCGACAGCACGACGCGCATGGCCGGCGTGGCTTCGGCTAGATGCCGGATAAGGCGGAACTCGTGATTGCCCTCGATGATCGTCATCTCGGCGTCCGGCGCCACTTCCCGAATATCCCGGAGGAACGCCTGCACCCATCGGATCGACGGAATGATGTCGAAGTCCCGCGGATCGACGGTGTATTTCCCGAACTCGGCCAGGTCGAACAGATCGCCATCGATCACGATCTTTTCCGGCTGGACCCGTCGAGCGGTGTCGATGAAGCAATGTCGCCAGAACGGATCGCAGTTCTTGTCGTGCACATCCGAGCCGACTAGCACCGTCTGATAGCGCCGGGTGTCGGGACGAAGGAAGGCACCTTCCCATCCGGCCTTGTCGGCATTCATCACCCGGTAGCTATCTGCCGCGGCATGCTTGGCGATGCTCCGTTCCAAGCGATGCGCGTGGCGACTGAGCGTGATGCCAGCCTGGCGCTTGAATTCCTCGAACGTGCCGAAATAGCGGTTCCACGTCGCCTCGGAGATCCGAGATTCATTGCGGAAGAAGTTACGCGTGATGACCTTGTCGGGTTGGGCGAGTGCGAACTTACGGAGCTCGGCAACGCACTGGTCTGCAGTCCATTCCTCATGGAAGCGGGCCGCATCCTCAGACATCGGCACTTCGAACTCCGTCCGCCTGCGCGGAATCTCCCGTGCGCGCACTAGCGGCGGCGGTTCGTCGAGCAGCGTTGTCGAAATCCGGACCCGAGGCTTGATGCCGCGCTTGATTGCCTTCTCCTTTCTTATCCGCAAGGCGTCGTAAGTCAGCCCAAGTTCGCGAGCCGCCATCGCCAATGACTTGCCGTGCTTTAGCCACGCACCTAATGCGAGAGCCAAATCCGCATCGCTCGTTTTGTTGACTGGCGTGATGCCTTTGGGGAATTGGTAGCGGGGCATGATTCAATGTCCGGTCGGCGGCGTGCCGATGAAGTGCGTGACGAACCACGTCGCCACACTTCCCAGGACTGCCGCAGCCAGACCATTGCGCAGCGCGATCATGCGCTGTTCGTCAGACCGGTATTTTTTCCGCACATAGGCGCGCTCGTCGTGCCAGTCCTGCACGCTGTCCGCATCCGAAAGATCCACCCCCAGCGTGATGAGCGCGGCCGTGACGCCCTGCTTCACGCCTTCGGCTATGACGAGCTTTAGATGCTCCTCCGTGAGCCCGATTACCCGTTCCATTGGCATGCTGCGGACTCCCGAGGCGTCATATCGAGACATTTTGACGAAAATAACGAACGATTTGCTTGAAGGCCCGTAGCGGAATGCGACATATAGACCATGGTCAAAATCGCACTCATCGCGGCCCTTGCCGCTCTCCAGGTTGCCGACGTGCTGAGCACGAACGCCGCCCTCACCGTCTCCGGTATCGTGGAGGCGAACCCAGTCATGGCGTGGTGCCAAGGTGTGTTGGGCAGTGAATGGTGGTTGCCGAAGGTCGCAATCATCGCGTTCATTGCGTTCGCGATGCTGCGCGTGGATGGGTTGCGGGCCAGGTGGATCGCGGTCGGCATGGTTGGGCTTTATGCCGCAGTTGTGGTCAGCAACGTGCTGAACGCGTTTTGACCGGCGCCGAACTCGCCACCGCGCTCACATCCATCGGATTATCGGTGGATCAGTTCGCGGAGAGATCTGGCACCCACCGATCGACAGTCTATCGGTGGATACGAGAGGATGAGATCCCGAAATGGGCGGCGTGGATTGTGGCGCTATTGATTGAGCGCAAGGCCATTGCCGACATGCTCGCTCGTTAGATGTGCGTGATAACGAGAACGTAACCAGCGCCGCCTTGGCTACGGATGAGTGATGATCAGGACGTAGCCCGCGCCACCGGCACCTCCCGCACCGCCCGCCGTAGTGCCGCCGCCGCCGCCACCGCCACCGCCGCCAATGGCGCCCCCCGCTCCGCCTGCGCCGGCAGTACCGCTTCCGTTACTACCGCCGCCGCCGCCGCCAGTGCCGCCCTTCGTTGAGTTGCCGGACGTTCCCGCAGTGCCAACCGCTCCCGTGGGGGCGCCGCCGGCCCCGCCGTTGCCAGAACTGTAGGTCTGTACGCCGCCGCCAGCCGCACCGGTCGAGGCGCCGTTGCCTGTGCTAACGCCACCGCCACCACCGCCGCCGCCGCCGCCGTACAGGCTGTCTCCGCCCACAAGAGGTGAACCGCTCGACAAGCAGCCGCCTCCTCCGCCGCCGCCGAACTCCCCTCGTTTTGCCGACTGCGAGGAACTGCTACCACCACCCTGCCCGCTTATACCGTCAGCGTTCGCCGCAGACGCCGGGAGGCCGCCGGAGATGGTAGTTGTCGCGGAGCCTGTTCCCCCAGCACCACCCGTGCCCCCGCCGCCGCCGCCGCTTCCCGACGTGCCGGTGGCAGCACCGCCGCCGCCGCCGCCGCCGCCGTAGGCGGTCAGCTTCGAGCCGACGCTGCTGTTGCCGCCCGCGCCGCCCGCGGAGCCAACCCCGGAAGAGCCGGCCGTCCCGGAAGTGCCGCCCGCGCCGACAGTTATCGTTTCGGTGGAACCGAGATCGGCCGCCTTGAATACTCGTGTTATCCGGACGCCTCCACCCCCGGCGCCGCCGCCGATGCGGGAGGTGCCCGTAGCGCCACCAGCTCCGCCCCCGCCGCCGCCGCCCGCGCCGACGCATATGACTTCGATAGAGGATGTCGATGTCGCGCTGGCCGGCTTTGTCCAGGTGCCGCTGGAGGTGAACTCCTGGATGTCGGTGCCCGAACCGCCTCCGGCCGCCGTCCAGGACGGATTGGCGGAAGCGCCGCCTGTCTGGAGAACCTGGCCGCTTGTGCCTGGCGCCAAAACGACCCAACTCGACGAGTTGCGGTAGAGGATAGCCCCCTGCGTGGACCCAATCGCGTCGTCGATCAGTGCGGTGAGCGTTGTAGCGACGGGCGCCGCCGTGCCGCCGCTCGTGTTGGCGAGCACGTCATGGTTGGCGATCGTCGCGAGGGACAGAGTGTTGCCGCTCTTGGCAAGCCCCGTGCCGGCCGTAATCTCTCCGGCGCCGCTGAACTGCGTAAAGGTTAGCCCCGTCGTACCGACCGTGATAGCGCCGGCCGTGGTCAAGGTGAAGCCCGCGCCCGTATTGGCGGTGCCCTGTTCGATGAAGGTGAATATCCCAGAGAATATGTTGCTAGCGAAGTTGCAGTCGGTTGCGCGCGTCAGCACGTATACGGCCGCGCCGCTGCCCGCGACCGTAACCGTGTATATGCCGTTGTTCGCGGCGGTCACTTGGTCCTTGACCAGGATACGGTCGTTCACCGCCGCTGTGTAGCCGTCGACGACAAGCGCCGCAAAACCCACACCCGTTAGCGTAGCGCCGACACCGGACGAGCCGTTACTGTAGATGGGCGTGTTCGGAAGCGCGCCATTCGTCGCGGCGGCGCAGCTATCGCGTATGCTAAGCCCAGAAGTCACCCCGTCCACATAGGCTTTGGTTGCGGCGTCGGCCGGATTGACAGGCGTTGCGAGCCCTGTAATCCCAAAAGTGCCCATGGCGATAGCGCCGGACATCGCGCCGCCCGCCAGAGCCAGGGCGTCGGTAATCCCGTAATCGGACAAGGTCGTCGGGTTCGTACCGGCGGTGACTTGTCCTTTGGTGTTGACCGTCACGGACTTATAGGTGCTGGCGGTAACGCCCGTGGTGTTCAGGTTGAGCGTGATCGAGCCAGAACTGGTGATCGGGGAGCCCGACACGCTGAAGTCCGTTGAGGACACGCCCACGCTCGTAACGGAGCCGCCGCCGCCGCCACCGCCGGGCGGAATTTCCCAGGTGCCATCCGCCTTTAAGAATTTGCCGGCGGAGGCGTCGCCAGAGCCTGGTGCCGGAACCATGCCCTTCGTGCCACCCGAGCCGGTATCGCCGACCACTGCGTTCAGTTCGGCCGTCAATTGCGTTGCCGTCAGGTCGATGGCGTTCGCGGTCGAGCCGGTGTTGTTGCCCTTGTAGGTGTGGGCCGCCATCTGCGCCAGCTTGGCGTTCGTGATGGCATTGCTGTTGACGTTGAGCGTGATCGAGCCGGAGGTGGTGACCGGCGAACCCGATACGCTGAGATCGGTCGAGGACACGCCCACGCTGGTGACGGTGCCGCTGCCACCACCGCCCGATACGGTCGTCCAGGAAGGATTGGCGGAAGTGCCGCCCGTCGTCAGGACTTGGCCCGAGGTTCCCGGAGCCAGCACCACCCAGCCCGACGAATTCCTGTAGAGTACATCGCCCTGAGTATTGCCCAGCGCATGATCGATCACGGTGGAGATCGTGGTGGCGACCGGAGCGGCCGAGCCGCCGCTCGTATTCGCCAGCACATCGCCGTCAGCAATCGCGGCGAGCGCCGGAATACCCCAGGCAATTGCGCCGCCGGAGACGATCAGCGCCTGCCCGTTCGATCCAACGGCGAGACGCGCAGGCGCTCCGCCGCTGCCGCCAACGATGAGATCGGCCGCTGTCGTCATCGGGTTGGCGAGAGACCCGTTCATCCACAACGCGCGCTCGTCCGTCAGAATCGAATTCGTGATGGTGGTCGAGGTCGTCTGAAGAAGGATCTGGCAGACGGGGATCTTGCCGGCCGGGATCGCGGGCGCAACGGGGCTGGTCGCCTCGGTTCCCCCGACCCGCGTATAGACGCCCGTGCCGGCATCGACCACGATCCGGTCGATCCGCGGATGCGTGACTGGCGCCGTAATGGTCGAGGTCGTCTGCTGTGCGACTTCGGTCAGGGCGTTTGTCGAGACGTTGTAGACGTGCCCTGCATCGAGCAGGACCGTCATGTTCGGCGATGCGGCCTCGTGCGGCGCGAAGGCGTCAATGAACCGTTTCGAGACGGCGAAACTCGCATCGATCGCGAGCGGATAGGCCGAACCCGAGAGGGTGGCATAGTTCGACTGTAGAAAGGTCCCTACGGCCATTCTGTCACCTAATTGAAGATGTTGAGGGCGAGCGCGGTCACATAGGACGGCGCAACCGAGGTGTCCTGCGTGATCTGGGCGCGGAAATACCGCCCCGTGATGCTGCCGGTCGAGAACGCGGCGAAGGTATTCGGGTCAGATCCGGTCGACCAGTGATCAAGGGCCGTCGCATTGACCGCGACGCCGCCATTCGGCGCAGACGCCGCCGGCCGGATCGTCACGTTGACCGGCTCCGAAATCCCGATATCGAACGCCGGCCCCTGATAGGTCGGGCTCGACACGGGGAACGGCACGAACTGCGTGAACAATTGCGCGTTGGTGTGGGCGTTGGCGCCTAGGGTGCTGTCGGGCACCAGGATGCCGTCCCAGGTCTTGAGGAACCCGGAGAGCGTGCCGGGCCAATCTGGCGAGGATGCTTGTGCCAGGGTGAAGCGATTGGAATCCGGCGCCGTGCCGATCACGTAAGGATAGGCCACGACATCGGCCAAGCTCTGCTCGGCTTCCTGATAGATGTTGAACGAGGTGAATTTAAGGAAGACGGTCTGGCCGATCTGACTCGACTTGTAGGGGTACTTGAAGATCTGGTTGTCGAGCCGCGCGAACGGTGCCGAAACATGGGTCGCCTGGATCGTGCCGTAGAGCGCGCGACGCAGATAGGACAGTTGGTAGGTATAGGGTGCCGTCAGGGTTGCCGTCTCATAGGCGAACAACTCGCCATCAACGATCGAGAGCGTCAGCGCTTGGTCGGCTTCGGGTTGGGAGACCGAGAAGAGTTCGCCGAACGATTCCGTGAGATCGACGGTCGGTGTGTCGGTGATATCGGGATCAGCCATGACCGGCAGGAGCGTATTGAGCACGCCCATCCGCGCCGAGCCGGTTTGCGTGCCGATGAAGGTATAGCTTGAGCCGCCGTCAAGCGAGATCCAGATATTGGCGCCGCCCCAATTGGCGCTGGCGCCCGAGACCGCCCCCCACACCTCCAGATCGCCGCCGGTCAATTGCGTCGGGGCGGCGAAGATGATCGGCGTGTTGACCATGCCCGGATCGGCGCCATAGTTCGGGCTGAACCCCTGGCCGGTCGCGAAGCTATAGAGCGCCGGCTGGCCGCCGCCCTCGGGAACTTCCTCGGCGAGAAACGCGATCGTGCCGTCCGTCTGTTCCGTCATTTCGGTGATGCGCGCCCAGGCGTGATCCAGCCGGAGCGCGGCGTCCGTCAGCGTGACGATATCCATCGGGTCGAGCACGACATAGCGGGCATCGAGCGTGAAGCTGTAGGTGTTCCTGACATATTCCTTTTGGAGAAGGAGTTGCACGGAATTGTTCGCGCAAGAAGCGGTCGCGAACAGATGCGCCTGCTGCGTGCCGGTCGTGCGCCGTCCGTAGACATCAATCAGTGCCTGGTCGGAGGCTTCCGCGATGGCCGGCGCATATTCATTGCTGCGGTCGAGCCATTCCAGCGTGACGACGTTGTTCTGATCCGAGACGCGCTTGCGCGAGACGATGATCGGGTCATTCGAGGTCGATGTCGTGCTGCCGGAGACGTTCAGCAGGAAATCATCGTCGGTCAGATCGAATACGGGCGTCGGCGGCGTGTAGGTAACGTCGAGCGATGGATCGGGAAATGTGGCCGAGAGCGACACCGTTCCGCGGGGAACGGGGAACAACTTGCCGTTCGACCAGACCCATTCGCTGTTGGTGAAGGTCGCGATCTCCTGCAGCATTTGCGCCGCAGGAACTTGGTTGGTATAGGCAACCGACATGAACAGGCCGGAGGCGACAATATAGTTGTAATATGTATCCCAGACAAATGAGCCGGACCCATCCCGATAGAAATACCAGCTTCCAACCACGGAAGATGAATCGCCGTAATAGCCAAGATCCAGCCCATATTGAAAGTTACCCAGAAGTTCAAGTGCTATCAGGTGCGGAAATTCGTCCCCATTGGCAATCTCGCCCAATGACGTAAAGCCAACTTCAACATTGAAGTTCGGCAACTGCGTGTTATTTCCGAGATTATAGCTCGCCCCCACTAGCAGCGTAACGGAGTTGTAGCCCAGTGCCTGCGACGGATATTTGGTGGCGAGATAGGGCCAGACGCCGTCGATATACGACATGCCCTGCGCGGCGGCGGTTGTCTTCGTCTTGCCGACCCAGAGAGGGGAGTCGGCCGCTCCAGTGGAAAGCGGGCCTTCGCAGATTCCGAGGATCAGGTCGACGGTATATGTATAGGAGACCGGCCCCTTGCCGCCGCCGCCATTATGCACCAGCACGCCATCGGCGAAATAGTTGTGCCAGGGCAGCACAACCAAATTATGGACGAGATCATCCGGGTCCGACGCGATATCTTCGATGCCGCTTACCCGCGCCATGGAACCGTCGACCATCTCCAACAGATGATCGGCCGTCAGACCGCCGGCCTCGCTGTAATTCTGCGGATCGAGCCAGACATGGTGATTGTCGGTGATGCCGTCGAGGACGCGATCTCCTTCGTATGAGATCTTGACCAACCGATTGGGCGTGTCGCCGAGCCGATGAATCGAGGTGCCGACGACCTGGCCGATTTCCCGCTCGCCAGTGAGGGGATTGCGGCAATAGATCTCGTCACCCTCGGCCATCTCGCCGATCGGGCGCGGGCCTTGCGGGGTGGCGACAGTAACGCGGCCGAGGAAACACCCGCCGCCGCCCTTGCCGACCTTCTGCTGATGGGCGTGGGCCTGGAAATTCGCATACCACAGCAGATTTGGCGCGAGGCGCGTAAAGCCGAAAACGATCGGGATGCACTTGCCATAGGCCGAGGTCTGGACGTTGAAGCCGCTGACCGCTGGGGTTTGGGTGGATTGCGAAGAGGAGCCGAAGATGCCTGCCATTATTCGGCCCACCGCTTCAAAATGAAGACGCGCATGGGCCTTGGATGGCCCTTGTCGGCGGTGTTCTCGCCGATCGTCTGCAAATAGGCGCTGGTCGAAACGTCCTCAGCCGAAACCGCTTTGCCGACATAGGCATGGATGACCATCGGCCAGGCGGTGACGATCGCGCCATGCGAGAAGGTGCGGCCGAAGCGGAAGACGACGATATCGCCCGGCAACGGAGTTCGGTCTTCAAGGCCCTGCACTTCGACGGCATATTGAAACACCGTCGCCAGATAGCGCTCGGCATCCCGGTGCATGTGCCAGTCGTGCGGGTAGTGCGAGATATTCAGGTTCGGGATGAGCCCGGCATTATGGTAGACGCCGGCCAGGAGTTGAGCGCAGTCAACTCCGGCCCCCTTGACTCTGGCCTCATGGTGAAACGGCGTCCCAAGCCACGCCTCTGCCTCGGCCACAACGGCGGCGCGCTCGATGGCGATTTCGCTTTCGGTCGGCATTTTACACGGCCGTAACGGGCTGAGGAATATACGGAAATCCCCTGAAATTCGCGATATTGGCGAATTTCGGACAGCCCTGCGCGCCCTGGCTCTTGTCGCAGCCGTAGTAAAGCCGGACGGAATCGCCCACTGCTGGCGCGGACGGCAGCGGTCCCAACAGGGTGACCGTTCCCGTACCTCCGGAAAACGCACAGGCCCGAACCGAGCGCGAGAGGCCAGCGAGCAAGCCGGTCTGCACAATGACCTTGCCAAGCTGGTATGGCGCTCCGCTGCCCGCCGTGCTGCCGATCAACAGGACTGCCTTGGTCGATCCCGCCAGAATCGTGAAGTTCTGCGCGTAGGATTCCAGATGCACGCCGCACATATTATCGCCGAGATTGTTCACGCAGCTCGCCTGATAGACATTGCGCGGCAATACCTGATTGAGCAGTTCCATCCAGGAATTCGCCATGAAGGTCGCGACCGACCGACCGGCATCCACTTCACCCACCCGCCCGGTGAAGACATTGACGATCCCGGCCGCGACATTGCCATAGGTCGGCATGAAGGCCCGATCGATCTGGACCGTGGCGCCGTCGAAAGTGCCGTCCTGGCATGCGCTCAGAAATGGCTCGCCGAAGACCTGGCCGTCGCCGGGGATGACATCGAACGTGATGGTGTCGGTTTCGAGCCCGATTTTCTGATGTAGCGCGAACTTGGTATTGACGCCGAAGAACGGGCCGCCCTGACCACCCGTCAGGCTCTTGCCGCACAGGTAGGTAATGCCGTCAACAGTGATGTCCCGGTCGCCGGAGCAATAATAGAGCGTCGCCATCTATTGCCTCCGGATCACGGCAGGGGTCCGCCTAGGGGGTTGGCGCCGGGGAATGCGGCGTTCCGCGCCGAGTTGTCTATGCTGTAGCTGCGCGCGCCCGTCCTGGTATCGTAGTTTGCGTTGTTGTTCCAGGTGACGCTCACAGTCGACGAACTGCCGTCGAGAACGGCGGTGTTGTTCGCCGTGACACCGCTCGTGGTGCTGGTACAAGTGGCTTTGTTGTTCGTCCAAGTGTTATTGTTGCCAAAGGCGTTCGACAATTCGCCGCGCCAGATGCCGGTAACAATCGTGTCGAGGTTGTTAGTGTAGCAAATGTTACTGTCGACGGTTACGTTGTCAGTAAAGAATAGGTGAACTCCCCGACCGCCGTTGTTATAGCTGGTGTTTTTGTAAACATAACTGTTGTACGGATAGTTGGTGTTTACCGATACGTATGGGTTGTTGCCCTGGGTGTTTTGGAAGTCATCCAGAATAATGCCGTTGCCGTCCGTGTGAGGATTGCTCGGGAGGCTAAACGGGACGTAGGTTTCAGCGTTATTATAGCAGGTGTTATTTTGGATGATGATGTGACGACTACCTGCGGCGATATCGGCGGCTGAAGGCGTATAGCTCGTCGCTGCCGGCTCGTAGATGCCAATTCCAGAGTCATGGAACCCGTTGAACTTCGCGCAATCGTGTACCGTGTTGCCGTCGATCGTGTACCAGTCCTTATATAGGCAGCTTATTCCAGCCCCGCCAAAGTCGTGGATCAGGTTGTTTATGACGATTATGTGATGGCCCTGGCCGACGAAGCCGCTCCCCGCAGTCACCGGGCTCGACGAAAGCCCTTCGTTGCTGCCGTCGATCTCAAAGCCGTCTACGATAATGTAGTTTCCGGTCGCGACAATCATGTCGTAGAACGACCCCGCGGCCACGAGCTTGGCGCCATGCGAATTGATTGCGCGATGGACGACGTAGCCTAGCGGGCTGTTGGTGTTGCCGCCGGCCGAGAGATTCGTCTGGATGGTCAGGGTATAGGTGCCATCGGCATAATTGACCGCGTCGCCCGCCTGTAGCACGCCGCTATCGTTCGCGCCCTGCATGGTGCGCCAGGGATTGGTCACAGTACCGGTGCCGGTCGAATCATTGCCGGTCGTGGCGACGTACCAGTAGCGGCCGATCGTGTAATAGCTGCCACCAGGAGCAGGCGGTGGTGGAGGAGACGGCGGTGGTGGCGGTGGTGGAGGAGACGGCGGTGGTGGCGGTGGTGAGGGCGGCGGCGGCGGCGATGGCGCGACCGGGCCGTCACCGACCAGCGTGAAGGTATAGAGGTCGGCGGCATAGAACTGGCGCGTCGCCAGGAGCGCTTTGAGCGCGTCTGAGATCGGCTTCACTTCAAACTCATGAATTTGACGGATTTTGCCTGCCAAAGCCCGTTCATGAACTTCTCAAGATCGAGGGTGTCGTCTGAGAAGCGGCACGGCCAATAGAAGGTGAAATCGGCGGTAATGACGGCGCCATCGGCAGGCGCGCCCGAGAAAAAGGCGAGCGTGCCGTTCGGCGTGACGCCGTTCTCCCAATTGCCGACGCCATAATCGACATCGACCGTCTGCAGCACGCCGTTGACCTTGACGGCCGAGACGACATTCGGGGCGAAGATCGGCTCGACCGCGACGGTGCCGGAGGGGCCATAGGTGCGGACCAGTTGAAATGAGGTCGCTACCCCATCGCCCGTGCCGATGACCTGGCCGGTCACACCATTGTCGTCAACATCATTGAACAGGAAGGAATCGAACGGCCCGAGCCGCGCCACGTAGAACGCCCCGAGGCGCTGCAATTCCTGAAAAGCCGCGGCGGTGCGCAGGAACTCGTATTGGAGCTCGTAATTATAGCGCGGATACGACCAGTCGGAGATCCGGGTTTCCTTGCCGCTGATCGAGATCTGAATCCGGCTCTGGACTTGCGGCGTGCGCTTGACGGTATAGGTGACGCCCGGCAACTGGGTGTTGGTGGGATAGACGGCGGTTGACATTACCGCACCCCTGGAAGCGGCGTGCCGTTGCGAACCTGGGCGCGCAGCGCCGTGACGATGGTCCTGGCGTGCTGCTGGATGAATTGCGCGCCGGCCTGAGTGTCGATCGCCTGGACGGTGACGTGGTAAGTGTCGCCTCCCGCCGACTGGCTCGTGGCCGCATTCGCTGCGGCAGGGGGCGCCGAGAAGTTCATGCCATCACGGATCTGCGGCACGGACAATTGCAGCGCGCCGGCCGCACCATTCGAGAAGAAATCACGCATCGGTGCCGCAACGGCGGCGGGGAGCACCGATTCCTGATGGTGGAGCACGGCCGGCGTGGTGCCGTTGATCTCCCACGCGCCGCCCTCAGCCGACAGCACATCGTAGGCCGCGACGGCGGCAAAGGCTCCTGCCGCCGCAACTGGCGCCAAGATCCAGCCGACATAGGGGATCTCTGCGACGTTCGCATAGGTCGCGGCGGCGGCCTTATAGGCATCGTTCATGATCGAGGTTGAGCCTGCCGCAGCGGATTCGGCCTTGCCCGCGGCGGCCTCTCCCGTTGCAGCGGTCGACCGTATCGTCGATCCCTCGACCGCTGCGGCGGTCTTCGCCGTCTCGACGCCCGCATAGGCAACGCCGCTCGCGTTCTCCGCAACCGTCTCCGACGTGGCTCCGGCCGCGACAACGCCCTTTCGTGTGGCCGTACCCGTCGTGGTCGCGGTCGTCTTCGCGAGCTCGTGGGCAATCCAATGCACGAGATCCTGTTCGGCCGCATTGATGAACGACATGACGATGGATTCGGCCAGCTTGTTCATGGCCTGCGCCGTGGTCTGCGTGCCTTCCAGGATGCCTTGGACCGACGAACTGAACGCCCGATCGATCGGCGATAGCGCCTTTTCCCAGGCGGCCTCAGTGGCCGTCGCGGCCCGAGCCTGCAATGCCGTGATCTGCTGGGTCGTGCGTGCCTGCGCCTCAACCTGCTTGTCAAGCGCCGCCTGATATCGATTGGAATCGCCGGCCGTGGTCGCGGCCTCCATCTCGGATTGGAGATCGGCCAGTTCCGCCCTAAGCCCGGTCGTCAGCGCGTCGGATTGCGCCTGGATCTGCTCCTGAAGCTTGGTCGCGCCATCGGAGAACACCAGATCGAAGGCATTGACCTTGAACTCGCCGGCATCCGGCTTGGCCTGGATCTGGCTCATGGCTTGCGCATGGCGCGCCTGCTCGGCCTCGAATGCCGCTTCCTTCTCGGCATTCTTGCGCAGTTGCGCCTTTTCCTCGGCATCGATCTTCAAGATGGCGTCGGAGGCGGATTTGAAATGCGCGATATGATCGCCGAATAGGATCTTTCCGGTATCTTCCCAGTCCTTGGCGAGCGCCTTCATCTGATCGTAGTTGCCAGCGGACTGCTTGATGGCCTGTTCCATGCCGGTCGAGTAGTCGCGCCACCATTGCTCGGTCGCCTGTTTCTTCTCGGCGATTTCCTTCTTGGTCGCGGCAACTTCTTCCGAATGCACAGCTTGGCTGAGCGTGAACGCCTTCTGCTGGATCTGGTAGGCGGCGCGGCTGCCGGCCTCTATTTCGCCATTGGCCTGATCGGCGGCCGTCTTGATGAGCGCGAGTTTATCGGTCCAGAACTTCAGTTCGAGCGCCTTCGCCTGAGCGCCGAACACCTGCTCCTTGGCGATGCGCTGATCTAGTTCGACCTGAAGCTGTTGGACGATCGTCTGGCCGCCGGCATCCTTGAGCGACTGCATCTTGACCCGCAACGCGTCGATGCCGTGCTGGAGCGCGTCGAAGGTCTCTCCGGTCGTGCCCTGCTGCGCCTTCTGGTATTCGGCGATCTTGTTCTCGATCTTCTCCTGTTCGGCCTTGGCGGCGGTCTGCTTGTGGTAATCGTCCAGCGCCTGCTTGGTCAGTTCCTGCTGCGCGTCTGGGACTGCCTCACCGGTCGGGATCGCGGCGGCCTTAGCCTTTTCCTGAAGCGCGATAAAATCCTGTAGCTTCGCGATATCGCGGTCGATGCCCGGCAAGAAGACGGCATCGAGCGGATTGTTCGGATTGGAATTGGTTTTGATCTGCTGCAGTTCGGTGAGTTTCGCCTTGGCGGTCTCTAGGGCATCGGTATTGATCCCGCCGGCCATCGTCTCCAGCAGACGGGCAATCGCATCGCGCGCGCCGTTGATGGCTGAGTTCTGGCCGAACGTGTGCATGAGATTGTTCCATGCCACGCCGAGGTCATTCGAAGCCTTTTGCGTCGGAGTCAGGCCGGTATCGATCAGCGCGCCGAATTTGTCTTTGAGCGCTGAAATCGCCACGCCCATGAACCCGGCCTTGTCGCCGGTATCGCTGAATTTACGCGCGATCTCGGCCTGCCCGGGCGTGAAGATCTGCCATTGCTCATCGAGCTTACGGACGCTCTCATAGCCGCCCTCAAGCGCGCGAGTCAGCGTCTCCTGTGCCGATTTGACATCGCCGCCCGAAACGCGCGCATAGCCCGCAACGGCGGTCCCGAGATCGAGGAACGAGCCGATGCCGATCGTGCGGATGCGGGCGAAGCCCTGTACCATGTCTTCGGCGTTCTGGGTCGAGACGCCATGCAGCGAGCGCAGCGCATCGATAAGTACGATCGCCCCGGCGCGCGTGAATTCGGTGCCCCGGCCCGTCGCCTCAAAGGCGGCCTGCATCTTGCCGAACATCTCATCGACGTTCTCGGCATGGATGACCAAGGCCGCCAGACCGCCGCCGACCGCGATCACTCCCGCCGCAACCCCTGCCATCGCCAGGACCGTCGAGAGCGAAACGCCATTCAGTTCGGTGAAGGCCTGGATGATGCGCGGAAGTTCCTGGCTGGCAACCTTCATCGGCGAGGCGCCGGCCGCGAGCGCATCCATGCTGGCGCGGATGGAGTGTTCGACTTCCTGGAGGGCTGCACGGTTCTGCTGAAGCTTGGCGAATAGGCCCTGGTGCGCTTCGCCGTGCCCCTTGACCGCGATCGTCGCGGCATTGACGCCGGCCTGCAGGTTCTTCTGCTCGGCTGTCACAGCCTGCAACGCCGGAAGCATCGTCGCTCGGGCGGCGTTGTCGGCCTCGACATAGGCGGCCGATTGTTGGCGAACCGTGGCGTTGACATCAGTCAAGGCAGAACGCAGGACCGCAAGCTTGGTCTGGGCGTCGGAGATATTGGCGGTCAGGGACAGGGTCAGATTCGACATAAGCCCCTCCCCTTACCGATCCCGCTCAAGAGCCGGGACCGAGTTTCTTGCCGCCCGTCGCCTCGACCCAACGGGCAAAGGCGGCGGCGTCCATGCTCTGGCCGCTGGCTTGTGCTTGCTTGATATCGATGGGTTTCTCGTAGCCCAGATAATGGGCGACGAGTTCGTCAACCGGCGGACAGTCGCGCCATTCGCGCTCGTAGGCCTGCCACCGATCGATCGTTAATGTGTCTTCGATTTCGTCCCAGGGCCGGCTTAGGCGGCGGGAGACGCGGGCGACGATTCGGTCGAAGTCGGGGGGCTCGTCGGGACCCCCCTGGCTTCCCCCGATTTGGCGTCCTTGCGGACCCACATGCCGGTCTGGAACAGGATCACGCCAGCCGCCCCAACGAGATCGAGCGGCGTCGCCGTCATGTCCTCGAACTCGGCCCGCGTCAGGCTTGGATGTGCCCTCGTCAAGCCGACGAAGGTTGCATCCGCCAGATCGTCCAAATCCTCTTCGGAGAGATCGCCCAAGGTGAGCGTCTCTTTGCCGAGGATGCGGGCGGCCAAGCGAATGAGGACCGGATGCAGACGGCGATTCTGCTTGATCGCCATGGTCGGAATCGGCCAGTCCCTGCCGGACAGCGTAACCGTGGGGGTCACACCATCCAGGAAGGCGGCGTTGGGCTCAGTCATCTATATCACCCAACCTGCGGATATGAGACCTCGTAGACTTGACCCGCCGCATTGGCGAAATATTCGAAGTCAAGTTCCGGCATCATGAAGTCCTCCAGCTTGAACTGCTGGGTTAGCTTCGACGCGATGACCTGGAACAGCCGCACGACATACGGGTTGCCATTCAGCGACGTGGCATAATCCAACTGGAATGTCGGGGTCGTGCCGATCTTCTTGTTGGTGACGATCTTCTTCTGGCCGCCCGTCGCCGTGGATGCGTAGCTGATCCCGACCGCGACACTCGCATCCGCAGCGGCGAAGGTATAGACACCCGCCGCGACCGAATATTGGCCGATCGTCGGCCCCGATGCGACCTTGGCGAAGGGCAGATTGTTCGAGGCATAGACCACGCCAAGATCCGTGTCGAAGGTCGCCGAGTTAGCGACCGTGACGGTATAGGTCGTAGACGCCGGCACGGTGCCGGCCTCGCGCACGGCGACGAGCAACTGGCCGGTGGTCAGGCCCTGGCCGTGGTAGACATCGAGCGCGATGCCCGAGATCATCGCCGCCTTCAACTTGCCGGTCGTCTTGACCGTGCCGCGGGCGGTGACGAGCGGATACTGGTTTTCGCCGTAGAGCGACTTGGTCGTGCTCGATTCATCGATCGAGAACTCGTTGGCATAACCGACATTGACCGGGGTGGCGTTGGCGATGTCCGTGCGCTGGACGTAGACCGTGCCGGGACCGAAGACTGCGAAAGGCATCGTGATTACTCCTTGCCCAGAGATTCGAGACGGCGCCGAAGCTCGGGCAGAGCGGTCGTCACCAAATGGTTGAAGGCCTCGGTCGCTTGGGCGACCGGCGAGTTGTGGATACAGTCAAAGACCCAGCGGGAGACGAGTTCACCGGCCGGATCGGGTGCGGGAACGGGTGCCGCAACGGGTTCCGGGATCGGTTCGGGCAGCACTTCGGGACCGGCGTCTGCCGGTTCGATCTCATCGGACATATCGGGATCTCCTAGACGACGAGAACGCGGATCGACGCGACGGCGACGGCCTGATCCATCGCGTCGCCGGTATCGATCGGGGTATGGCCTTCGCGCCAGCAATGCTGCACGGCAGGGACGCCCAACTGCTGCACGCCGGTCATGGGTGACGGTTTCAGGGCCGCGTCGAGCGCATCCAGCAATGGGCTGATGGCTTGGCTCGGGATTGCCGTGGGTGAGCCGGTCTTGACGTAGATGAACACGTCGTATTCGAGGATGACCTTCTGCGGCTGGCCCCAGCCCTCTTGCACGGCGTGATGCTCACCGGTCGACCGCAGGAACAGGGCCGGCTGCTCGGCGACATCGCCCCAATATTTGAGCCGGCGGCCGGTCGTGGCGAAACTGGCGGATGCCGACAGCAGCGCGAACAGCGCCGCCTCGACGGTCTCGCGGGAGACGTTCATGCTTTTTCTGCCGCCGTTTGGGCCGCTGCCTTCATGTCTTCCAGCGCGGGCTTTCCGAACTGATCGAACGAATCGCGCAGGAACCGCATTGCGACGATGTTGTTCAGGCGGCTATAGGCGCTGACGGACAATTGGAACGGGGTCACCATTCGGCCAAAGACGACGCTGCGCTGGCGTGTCGCCGCCTTAATGTCGAAGACCTTGTCGTTGCCGTATTCGAGTGCCGAGATCTTCTTGAAATCCGCGTTGCCGGCATACGACACCCAGGCGCGGATGCGGCCTTGGCGATCCTCCAGGCCGGATTGGATCAGATCACGAAGATGACCAAGCGGTCCGCGCCCCGTCCCGTACGGTGTCGCCGCCAGCACAGCGGCTTCAAGCCGACCGCGTACCGTCTCAAGCTTGTCCTTCAGCGCGTCGTGGATCTCGACCGGCATGCGCTCGAAGCGCTGGCGCACGCTGTTGCTGCCGACGAGCGAGACCTTCATCTCGTACATCAGAAGCCCCCGTCGACATAGGGAGCAAGGAAATCGACGAACTTCTGCGGCCAATCACCGACTTGGCCCGTCGAGCCGACCCACCATTCCTGGCGGCCGATGCCGGATGCCTGGTCGATGCTTTTCAGCAGCGGGTCGCGGCCCTTGGAGAACCAGAGATCCTTGACGAGTTCGACGACCGCATTCTCGATATCGGGCGCCTGGGACTGGATCAGGGCCGGATAGGTGTAGCCGCCGGTATAGACGACGGTCAGCTTGCGGAAGCGCCAACGCGTCGGCAGGTCGGAATGCAGCCGGATCAGCTTGCCGGTCTCGCCGTCGTATTCGAAATCGGTTCCCGCCGTCAGCGCTACATCATCCTCGACGATCGAGGCAATCGCCGTGACCGGGCGACGGGTCAGATAGAGATAGGACGGGTGGTTGGTCAGTGACGCGCTGTCAACGAACGGATAGGCGCGATACCGCTCCGAGACGGTCTCCGATATCAGCGCGCGCTTGCAGAACTTGGCGGCGGCACCGCTCGCGCCCGTCACCAGTCCCGATAGCAGCGTGTCGCTGTTCGTGTCCGTGATGCCCAGGTTGAGCTTGACGCGGGCGATCGTGGTCAGATCGCGCGATGTTGCCGGGACGGTAACGGTAACGATGCGGTCCATGATCAGGCGATCAGCGAACGAACCGCGAGGCCGACGATGCGATCCGCGCCTTGGTTCACTGCGGAACCGGACGTGCCCGACCGGACCTTGATCGCATTCACGCCATGAAGGGTCGCGGGGTCGAGCGCCAGGAACTGGCTGGCGGCCACGGTATAGGACACCGCGCCGGCGGTGTTGATCAGTTCCAGCCAGGTCGTGCCGCCGTCCAGGCTGACTTGCAGCGAGATCGATGCGGCGGTCCAGGCGGCCGGCATGGCGATGCCGACGATCTGCTTGGAGCCGATATTGACGGCGGCCGACAGGGCTGTGCCGCTGAGGATCGTGGCCGGGAAGACTTCAAGATCGATATAGCCGGGCATGATGCGGCTCCCGCGTCAGTCGGAGGTTACGAGGCGGGGGCGGGCGCGACGGGCACAGGAGCGGCCAGCTCGACGACTGGGACAGCCGGCGCGGGCTCGGGAGTGGGCACGACTGGTTCCGGTGCAGGCGCGGCCTTGCGGCGCGGCTTCTCGAACACGGTCGGCGCGCTGGCGACCGGCACACCGGGCACATGCGGCTCGGGGCGCGGCGTCAATTCCAGATCGGCGAAGTCGCCCTCGGCCAGCACGGCGGCCTGCAACTGCAGCCACTTGTTGGCGAAATCATCGATGAAGCGATGCACATCGCCTTCGCGATAGTAATGCACCGTCTCTTCGCACTTATATTTTTCAGTCCGCGTGAAGCGAACGACCTTCGTTGCGTCCGACATGCGGCAGACTCCAAGTAAAAGACCGCCCCCGAAGGAGCGGTCTTATGGACGATCAGGCTTAGTTCGTGACAGCGGTCGCCGGGAACGACTTTCCGTACTTGGCCCCGGTCAGGATCATCGTCACCGTCAGCGTGGAGGCGGTGGCGTTGCCGGTGCCGACGCGCAGGCAGTCGAAGCCGTTGTTGACATCGAGCATCGTCGGGTCGACTTCGATCACGTACAGCAGGCTCTTGGAATTGGTCGCGTCCGTGGTGAAGGTGCTGGCCGCGACTGCGAAGGACGACAGCGTGTCGCCGGCAGCGGTGTCGAGGATGCGATAGGCGGTCGAGAAGGCGACGGCCTTCTCATCCGTGTTCGCATTGGCGATGTCGGTCGCCTGCTTCAGCGTAATGGCCGAGCCGGTGACGGTGGTCGCATTCAGCGCCTGAATGAGAATGACGCAGCGCTCGTAATTCTTGAGCGAGACGCGGGCCGGCGAGGACGAGGACGGGGTCGTGTTGCTGAGCGCAACCACGACATGGTTTTCCTCGACAAAGAGGTTGTTCGAAAGCGCCATGACGGTATTCCTTGTGATGGGTCGAGAAAGGCCGGCGCGACCGGAGCCGCGCCGCTCTCAGGAATTAGCGGGCGTCGAGGACCACGAAATCGGACAGCGTCGCCCCGCCGGCAGCGCGCGGGCTGACCGGGGTCGAGCGCCACGGCTGGCCGGCGAGGCGCAGGATGAAGCGGAACGCCGTCATGTCGTAGTCGAAGAACAGATGAATCGAGATGTCGCTACGGATACCGCCGACCTTCTGCGCCGCCATGTACTGCTTCATGTTGACGAACGCGATGTCACCCTGCGAACCGAGCGCGTTCATGGCCTGGGTTGAGATCATCGGACGGCCCATCAGCGTCGCATAGGGGCTGTTCGACATGCCGCCCGCCGGGATGAACATCGGGATCTGCGCGCCCGAGGTCGTGACCGGAAAGGCCATCTGCATGATCTGCTGCTCGATGTCCTGGCTCACCAGCCAGACCGCGCCATTGCGGTAGGGCGAATACAAACGCCCGTACATCTTGACGATGTTCTGGAACAGCAGGGTCGAGGACGCCTGGCCGCTTTCCTTGGCGACCGAGATCGTGCCGGGCGCGTTCAGGAAGCCCAGGGGCTGGCCGACGCCCGTGCCCTGAACCAAGGCGAGATTGACCTTGAAGTTCAGCTTCTCGGGCGCCTTCTTGTTGATGTAGGAACCGAGCGCCGCAGCATCGTCCAGCAGTTCGGACGTGACCGGCACCAACGCCCGCAACTTGTGCAGCTTGATCGTGTTCTCGCCAAGCTGGATCTTGCTCTGATTGGCCTGGGTCGCCTCGCCATCCCACGTCGCCTGGATGCCGTTCGTGGTATCCCACGGGGCGTTCTCGTCCTTGGGGATCGTCAGGGTGTTGGAGGTCGTCTCGATCAGGTCGCACATGGGCAGGAGCGAATCCTCACCCATCAGCAGCGACTGGATGTTGGTGCGGAAATCCGGCGGCACGTCGAAGCCGCCATCGGCGCCGACGCCTTCCGAGCCCCAGGTCGTGGGCGAGTTCTGGATCAGGCGGGGATCGACCGAACCGCCCGGCTTGCCCGCACGGGCGACCGACATGGCGAAGTCGCCGATGTTGCGGAAGCCGCGCTTGCCAGAATCGACAATCACGGTTGCTGGAACGGTGCGACGCGGGGCGCCGGCCGCAGCGACAGGCTGAACGTGATCGCCCTCGACCTGGATGGCGGCGTTCGGCTCGCTCTGACGACCGCGCGGCGTGCCGAGGTCGACCGCGATATTGGCGATGCGCTCACGGCGCGCGATTTCGCCCGTGGTCTTCTCGACGCCCGCGAAGATCGCATCGAGTTCGTTCGATTCGTCATCGGTGAAATCGCGATCGGCCTCGGACTTCGCCTTGGCCTGGATCTCCTGGGCGCGGTCGTTCAGTTCGATCAGACGGCCGGTCAGGGCCTCGATCGAGGACGCATCATTGGTGACGAAAATATTCGGGCTTCCCGCCAGCAGGGCGAGGACAGCCGGCACCGACAGCGAATGGCTGTGCAGCATGGGAAGTCTCCATTTGGAAGTGCCGCGTTCGGCGCGGCGGCCGGCCTTGCCAAAGGGCGATAGGGGCTCGGCCCGAACCGGGGCCGGTCTCGGTGAACCTAGGGGCGGCGCGTCTGCTCGCGGAGAGCGCGGCTGCGCAGCGCTTCGAATTTGGCGGCGAACCGATTCTGGCTCGTCTTGGGTGCGGTGTTCGCGATGGTCTTCAGCGTCTCAGGGACGCGCTTGAAGGTCAGGCGCGAGGCCGCGAGGCAATTGTCGACGTTCATCGGATCGACGACCTTATCGGCCAGGCCGCATTTGACCGCGTCGGCCGCCGTCATCCAGGTCTCGGCATCCATCAGCGCCGCCATGGTGGCGTCGGTCTCGCCGTTGCGCTTGCAATAGATGCCGCAGATGGTCGACGAAATCGTGTCCATCAGATCGGCCGTCTTGCGCATCTCTTCGGAGCCGCCGAACACGCCGCCGGCCGCGTTGTGGATCATCATCATGGCATTGTCGGCGATGCGGATTTCATCCCCGGCCATGGCGATGACCGAGGCGATCGAGGCCGCCAACCCGTCGATGTGGGTCACGACCCGCGCCTTATGCGAGGCCAAGAGGTTGTGCATGGTCAGGCCGTCGAAGACCTGGCCGCCTGGCGAGTTGATCCGCAGGTTGATCAGCGTCACCGCGCCGAGCTTGTCGAGATCGGCCTTGAACTGCGTGGCCGAGATGCCGCCGAACCAATCGGCGCCGATGCTGTCATAGAGCACGATTTCGCCGGTCTTACCGGCCGCCTTCATGGAGTAGCCGCGGGCGCCCGTGATCGGCGCTTCATTGCGAATATCGAGATGGCGCAGGGCGGTGAGTTGGCGATCGTTCATCTCACCCTCCCTGTGACGGGCCATCGCCCGACCCGGCATCGCTGCCGCCGCCTGGCTCATCCGTCGTACCCGCATTCGGGTCGTCCGCCGTCGTCGGTTGATCCGGCTCGACCGTACCCTCGGGGTCCGTCAACTCGCCGGCACTGTCGAGCGTCATCATCGTGGACATGACGAACCGCTTGTCGCCATCCGGGCCGATCGGGTTCATGCCCTCTTGCTCGCGGATGTCGTTCGGCGAAAACACGCCGCGGTCGAACATGGCGGTATAGAATGCGCTCCGAGCCGCCAGATCGCCGCGCTGCAGAGCGCGCACATCCATGCGGGTATAGATCCGCCGGCTGTTGGTCGGGATCAGCTTGAAATCGGCTTCCTGTTCGAACAGCGTGGTCCAAGGCAGAATGCCGTCTGTGACGAACTCGATGCCCTGATGCTCGATGTTGTTGTTGGTCGAGCGCAGCAGATGCATGACCTTGTGCGGCGGCACACCGAACCACCGGCAGATTTCCTCGACTTGATTCTGTCGGGACTGGATGAACTGGCCCTTGTCGTTCTCGACCTTGTTCTGCAGGAAGTCCATATCGTCATCGAGATAATGGACCTTGAATGCCTGATCCGGGCCGCCATGCTTGGCGTTCACTTCCGCCAGCAGCGTTTCGCGCGCTGGGGCCGATAGATTGGTCCGCTTGTTCTTGATGAAGCCGCCAGGCATCGCGTTGTTGCCGAAGAACGCCGCGCCGAACCGCTCGATCGCCATGGCAAGGCCGATGGTCTGCGCCGCATAACCAGCGACCGGATAGCCGGTGATGCCGTCGAAGCTCAGCCCGCGGACATGGAACATATCCTCGGGCTCGATCTCGGCGATGCCCTTGGTCTGGTTCGTCACCTGATAATAAAGCTTGTTCGTCGCCGGGCGCCGGTAGATCTGCACCCGATCCGGCTCGATCGGCCAGAGCGCGATCACCCGCCCGGCGGTATCCCGCTCGATCTCGGAGTAGCAGTTCCCCCACAGCAGCACATGGCCCATCATGGTCTGACGCCAGACCATCGAGGACATTTCCGGGTTCGGCCGGGTGTGGAGGAGGTAGTCTAGGCTGTAGCCGTCTGCGATCACGCTCGATTTTGCGTCGATCCGTTGCATCACCCGCCACGGCAACTGCCCGACCGACTTCGACAGAACCTGCGTGCACGCCCAGACGACGCCCTGCTGGAGCGCCGTGTCCGGACTGACCCGAACGCCCGCGATCGTCGATTGCACATAGACAATCCGCGTTGCCCGGCTGGGCATGAAGGATTGCGTCGCCCGATTGACGATCGAGCGGAGGCGATCAGAGATCTTCATCTTCCCAGCCGCCCCTTCTTCTCACTGGCACGGCGGCTGCCGGCGCTTGCTCTCTGGCTGCGGCGTTTGAGGCGGCGATCTCTTCGTAGACCGACCGGCCGTTGCGAGCCTCCGGATTGCGCGACATCAGCGCGACCGCGTCAAATGTCGCCATCAGCGGATCGATCTTGCCCGTGCCGGCCGCCTGTTTCGTGATCGTGATCGCGTTGCCGCGGGGCTCGACCCGCGCATTCGAGACCGCCCAACTCATCAACTGCTGCAGGCCGTGGATGAACGTCCGATCCGACAGCTTGCGCTCCGTCGTCTTGATCGCGCCCATCATCTGCCAGCCCTGCGGAATGCCAACGACGCGCTCGCCGTTGATCCCGATCGCTTCCAATGCGTCAACGATCGCGCCGACGCCCATGGGATCGAGGCCGACGCCGGAGAGTTTGCCGGATTCCTCGACCTGTTGGACGAACTCAACCAACTCGGTCACGTCGTCCGGCAATTCATCGACGATCGTCAACTCGCCGTTCCGTTCAAGATCCCGGAGCAACGGCGCCTCAGATTGCCGACGCTTCAACACCATCTTGTGCGCCCAGGCGTGCGACCAATGCAGCCACTTCTGCGTTTCGGCATCGCGGCCGATGAAGGCCAACCCGAGAAGATCATCAAGGCCGCCGCCGTCGATGCCGGCCGTCACAACTTCCGAGCGCTCGATCAGGCTTTCCAGGGTGAGAGCCCTATCGCCGGCCGCTTCCCAGAGATCCGCGCCGGTCCAACGATCAGACCGCAGCGCGAGCCCGATCTCGACGTTCAGATGTTTCGCCAGGAAGCCGCGGAGCGATTCCTCGCCACCCTGCTCGGCCTTCAGATATTCGCTTTCGAGGAATTCCTCGTCGACCGAGGCGCCGATGTTTGGGTTCGTGATATGGAAGTTTTGCGGCAACCGTTCGGCTTTGGCCTGCAGCATCGCATCCGGGAACTCGTAGAGCACGCCGAGCGATTTCTTGTCCTTGATCCGTCCGTCCCGCACGCCCCTGAAGTAGTTCAACTTCTGCCGGAAGATGCCGGCCGGAGGATCGTCCGACTGCGTCGACAGGTAGATTACGAAGCCTTCTGGCCTGGACGCCAGACCGCCGCACGCCTCGCGCAGCATGTTCTCCGCATTCGGCCGTTTGCCGAACAACCATAACTCGTCGACCAGCACGCCGATTGCCTTCTTGCCGCCGACCGTCTCATTATCGGCCGCAACCGACTTGAGCGTGGCGCCCGTGGTCTTGTGCGTGATCGTGCGGATGTGCGACTGCACGTGAAGGAGTTGCGACAGTTCCTCGTTGGCCCGGATCATGTCCGAGGCCGGCTTGAACGAATTGTCCGCGATCTCGATCGTCGGCGCGAGGATGATGAACTCGCCCGAGATCCGCCAGTTCCGCAGCAGGGCCGTCAACATGATCGCTGCGGCGATGGTCGATTTGGAATTCTTCTTGCTCACCAGGAGGAAGAATTCTCGGATCAGCCGCCGACCGGATTCCGCATCGTAGGCGCCGAAGACGGCATCGCAGAAATCGAACACCCATGGCCGGCAGGCGTCGCCGATCATCGGGCTTCCGGGCGCGTCGACGATCTGCAACTGCCGGAACACATCGCCGGCCGCTGCGGCCTCCTGGGGAAACAGCGGTTTGAACGGGATCAGCCCCCGCCCCTCGACTATGCGCTCTTGCCAGTCGGGGCAGGCCGTATCCCAATCCTTCACTTCGTGTTATCGGCGACCAGCTTTGGCGCGGACGGTGGAGCGAACCTTCCGGCACCAGCCGTCTTGGCAGCATCCGCCGCAGCGGTCTTTTTCCCGCCCTGCGCTTCGGCCAACTTCGGATGCTGGAAGGGGAGCGCCGCGATGGCCGCGCGCAACCTTTCCTCAGACGTGGCATGAACCTCGCCGCGGATAACCTGCATGAGATAATCCAGGCTCGTGTCCGTCGCCGGATCGGATGTGGCTTCCGCTTTCAACGGGGTTGGCCTGACGATTTTAGGAGCAGCCTTCTTTGCCGCGATCGATGCCTTGGTCGAGCCCTTCGGCCGCCCGGCATTCGGTCGATATCCCCCTCGCGGCATTTCAAAGAACTCCGGTCAAATCAAAGGCGGTCTGGATGGCAACCCAAGCAAAACTGCCGGGAAAAATCAGACCGGCATGGATTTTGTCCAAATGGCCCCATGAGCGGTTGTTTCATCCCAAGGTCGGCAAGAATTGTGCCACCATGCCCCGCGTCAAACGCATGGTGTCGTGCAACGTGGATGTCACACGCGCATGGCTGCGGTCACCATCCTTATTTGATGGGCCGGGCGCGTCTCGCATCCCCTATGTGGTGCTCAATGCGGGCGCTTGCATGCGTGCTGCCCTGGCCTTCGCGGTCTTGCGCGTATGGCAGCCACCGCACAACAGTTCGACGTTGCTCTCATCGAGCGCTTCCCCGCCGTCCTTCAGTTCCTCCACGTGGTCGCCGAAGATCCTACATCCCTTCTTACCGCAGTGCTGACAGATGCGCCCGCGCTTCTCGATGATCTCCGCTATCAGCTTGCGCCATGCGGGCGTGAGGTAGAACGGCTCGGCCTTCTTGGCTGCCGGGATGGCGGTCCTGACATCCAGTGTGGCTATGCGGGGGAGAAGGTTGGTGAGGGTCACATTTCCCTCGTGTTGAATGAGGCGGCGTGCGACCCGTCGAACGATTCCGTTCATGCCCTGTCCCGTGGGATCATTGGGGCGCGGTGCTGGCCGTCTCAACTCGTTGCCCGATGACGGGCGGATCTCTATGCGGCTGCGCTGAACCATATCCACGACATGTGCTTAGGCATCGCCGCGAAGCCGTCGCTGTGCCGCCATGCCTGGATGGTGCCCATGACAGCGCGCGGCACAGCGGTGCGGCTCTCTGCCTCGTAGTGCTTGGCAGCTCGGCCGGAACGGAACGACTTGGATGGGCTTCGGCCGAATGCGTACATCCGTGCGCTCATCACATGCCCCGAAATGCGATTGCGCCCGACCAGTTTCCCAATCAGGCGCAATTACTCAGCATCTATTAATCACAGAATACACGATGTTGCGGCGGCGTCAAGCCCTTACGCAACGGATGGCGTATCAATCGCCATGGAACGTCATGATTCGCGCCTCTGCCGATACCAGCGCCCATCGGCGTAGCGGCCTAGGCTCCAGTGGACATGGTCGGCATCTCTATAGCTGAGAGGGTCGCCCTCTTCTGACCAGAACGTCATAACCGCAGGGGCGACCGGAATAACGACTTTGAGGCCGTTCACAATGATATCCGTCTGGCCAAACTCCGGGCCTTCCGGAAGCGCGGCCATGTCTTCCATGGTGCGGGGCCGTTGATCGTCGGGTGGTGATTTTTTCATGCCGCGCGCTCCTCTTTGATCCGATAATGCCGACACAGCGCATCCAATCCACGACGCAGCGCCACGGTGACGATGTCCGGCAGCACGAGGCCGGATGCGGTCTTCCATGTATGGGGCAACACGCATTCCATCAGCAACGTGTCGAGAATTGACCAGATGAGCTTGGATTGCTCACAGGCGTTCAGGCATGCCGAGGCGCCCTCGTGAGCGATCCTGGCGCGGCTATACGATGCATCGCTCGGATCTTGCCCCATACCCCCGCCGTCGCGCTCCGTTGCCCTCGTGTGGTGCGGTCCTGCGCCAGTGAGTGAGATCCAGCGCTTCCAGTCGCGCTCGAAATTATCGGCCGCTAGGAACTGCGCCTGCGTCACGAATTTGTTGAGTAGCAGGATGCCGATCGGCTGGCCCGCGATCGGATTGGTGGCTTGATCTTTCCCCACGAGTGATTCCCTCTGCGCGACGACGAATTCCGGTTTGACGGGCGCGGATCGGAGCTTCTGCCCGTTCGATTCACGCTTGACTGTGCTGGCTCTTGGTCGGCCGCGGCGCTTGGTCATGTGCTATTCCTCGAACTTGGCAATTATTTCGGCCGGGATGCCGTAATTGGCATATCGCTTGTTAGCCCAATCGTCTTTGAGTCTGGCGATCTCGCGCTTGGTGATATAATCGCTCGTCACCAATGCGCGCCCTCCCGTGCGTTCAACGAAACGATATCTGGGACGAAGTCGCAGCAACCGTCGAACAAGGCTGATAATTGTGCGGATCATCGGTCATTCCTCAAGGTGAGAGATTGTTGCGGCGCCAGTGGGGAAGCATTCGGCTTGCCCATGATTTCGGATGATCCAAGCCTTTGCCTCCCCGCATGCGATAGAGGTGGCGAAGTAGGCCGGGGACATTGGTCCGCTCATGAGAACGGCGACTAAGACGAATGCGAGTGGCATCAAGCCGCCCTCCCCGTCTTGGTGTCCCGCCATGTGATCGCGCCCAACAGTTCACGGGGCACGGTGCATCCAGGCTCTCCGGGCGCCGGCCCCCATAACCATGTCAGCCAGCGGCGGCCTTCGTTGTAGCCAACCATGCGGGCGATCCACTCGTCGCCGACGTCGAGTTCGAACAGCGGCGATGCCGGGTGCTTGTGGTCAAATAGGTTGGTCTTAGCCACGGGGCGCCTCCATCTCGATCTGGCGCTGCTTCTCGGCAGCCGTTTCGTGTGCCTCCACGACCAGGCGCAGGGCGTCGCGCTTCATCAGGCGGGTTTCGCAGAGTTGATCGAGGCCGGATTTCAACTCATGCCAGGACGGCCACCAAGGCGAATAATCCGCCCATTGGCGCAGCGCGAACCTGACCGCGTCGGCCGGGTAAACCGAGAGCTTCCGGGCATAGACACGGATCTGGAATTCAGAACTGCCCTCACCGGCATCCTTGATTTTGGTGAGAGATCGGAGGGCGCCGAGTTCTTTCAGCACCTCCGACTTCGCCAGCGGCTGGCACGCTGCATCCAGGGTGCGCAGGGCCATCGCGGCGTGGTCACGAGACAACGCGGAGCCCACCGAAAAACCCGTCGTCGTCGTCTCCCAGCCGTAATCCCCCACCTTGCTCCTGCCGCTCGGCCTCAGCGACAAGGTCGGCAATGATTTCAACATCGCTTCGACCGCCTTGTCGGTATCCTCCGGTCGGTCTGCCTGGACGAGCGCAAGCGGGTTGATCGTCGGAGAGATCGTCAAGCCAGCGCTGTTCGTTGAGCCAAGTAGCGGGGTGCGCGGTGAATTGCTTCGTGGTTCCGGTTCGTCGGCAATGGTCGGCATAGCTGGCAGCGCCTCGGACAAGGATTTCATGGCTGGCGCCTTTCTTGCGAGCGGACAGGTAGGCCTTCAGGGCGCCCCCTCTCGCCTTGTGGAGCGGAAACACGTTGTAGAATTCCTGGAATTCTGATTCGTCTATCGAGGAAGATTTTGGTGCGGATCGCACAACAATAGCGTTAGCTACTGGTTCTTCTTCTTCACCCTTACCTTCATTCACCTTCACTATAGTTTTTTCGTAAATTAAGGCTTCGGTTTCGGAAGTCGTTGTTTTCTTTGAAGGTCTGCCGCCATTAGATCCGTTTTCAGACGCGGTTCGAATGCGGTTCGTGGTGCGTTCGATCTCGGTTCGACACCGGTTCACCATCAGTTCGCCGTCAATTCGCGTCACTTTCCCCATGCGAACCAGGCCGTCGATAGCGGCCCGGACGGTCCTCGGATTGACCTTCCGGAGCTTCCCAGAGATCCATTCCGGATCGTCTTTAATCGCGTCCGCGCGGCTGTAAATGAGCAGGCAGACGAGCCAATAGGCGCCCAACTCGGCGAGATCGACTTCGCCTGCGATATCGGCCAGGAACTCGGCAATCGAAATCGAGATGTACTTTGGCTTGCTCACGCGGCGCTCCTACGTGCGCTCTGCGCCTTGGTCTGGACCGCCTCACGCCACCGCCTGCGCAGGGCTTGCTCAACGCGGTCCCAATGGCAGTCGTGGGCTATCCCGAGGGCGTCGCATGCCTCGGCAGCCGTAAGCCCGCGTAGGCGCCACCAGGCGGCATGCTCGAATGCCACGGATGCGGCTTCCTGCTCTGGGGAGGGGGTGATGATATGGGAGGGGTTCAAGGGTCAGTCCCCCACCACTACAGAGGGGGAGGACGGAGACAAGACGTTCCCAAAAAATATCCCAATGGCGCATTTATTCGATTGACGAACATGTCCCATTGGCGCATATTCTCTCCATGAACAACGCGCTGAGGCGCAACGGTGGAGATCGAAATGGCGCTGGTAGCTGAAGACGCGAAGGTCGGAGATGTCGTGAAGACGGCTGATGGTTGCAGCCAAGCCCTGCGGGTTGCGGACATCTTCCAGACCGACAACAGCCCGTGGTCGTACGCTCGCCTCGTGAGCATGAAGGACGGGAAGTTCATCATGAACCACATGCTCGGTGATCTTCGCGTCGTTACCGCGCAATGACTGCCGAAGATCTCCGCGCGTGGCGGCTACGGCTTGGGTTGAGCGAAGTTCAAGCCGCGCGCGCGATGAACAAGCCCGTCCAGACCTATCGGAATTGGGAGGACGAACGCAGGCGCGTTGATCCCATGGCCGAACCGCTGACGCGCTATATTGAGCGGTTTGGACCGCTTGATGAATAATCACGGCGGTCATGCTGCTCGCGCCTTATGCTGAGCTAGGATGGCGCGCACGAGTTCAATTCTCTGGCCGATCCAGGACATGCAGGGAACCGCCATGGAATTTCCAAGGGCCTTATACCGGGGTCCGTCTGCGGCGATCTTTCCGCGATACGGGACGGCTGTGTAATCGTCGGGGAAGCCCTGGAGCCGTTCGCACTCGCGTGGCGTCAGGCGGCGGACGCCAGCGTGATTCTGAACCGCGACCTGTCCACCAGCATTGGCGTGGCTGCCGGAGAAGCCCATAGAGCGTAGGGTCGGCGATATGCTGCCCGCGTCGGCACCATGGTCCTTGCAGGAGAACGCGACCGGTACGAGCGGCGTGCCCCGCCCCGTCCCGTCCTCGCTAGCGTCAAAGCCGTTGGCGGTCAGCGCGTGAGTGATGAGCATGCCGCTCTCGGCATCCTGCTGTGTGGCGCTCCCGGCCGCTTTCCCGTTGGCATTCAGCGTGCCGACGATGAAGGTTTCGCTCTCGAAGTCCATTCTGCCGGAGGCGGTGCCGGAGGCGTTCAAGGCGCATGCCACATCGATCGGACCGCGCGTGTTATTTCCGCCGAATGCGCCCGATTGATTGCGGCCGGCTCTTAGGCTATAGGCGAGTTCATCGCTGATATTTAATCCTACCGGGCCTCCTGCTGCATGGGATCTATTGCTTTGATCTCCATCGGCCGCTCCAGCATGTGAGCCGATTGCGAAAGAGCATCGTTGAGCGCCTTCGGTAGCGCTTTCCCGCGTTTGGCGGCGCGGCGCAATATGCCCTTGCAGGCTGTGGCGCTCAAAAAGTACCGCTGCGGCAGGTCGCCAGTCTCCAAGATATCCGACAACGAAGACGCGACGCCGTCGCTGGGGAACTCCAAAGTGCTGAGCGTCAAGCACTCGGTAGGCGAACCCATACCCGAGTTCGACCAAGCCCCCGAGAATGGCTCCAAAATCCCGTCCTCCGTTCGATGACAGGACGCCGGGCACGTTCTCCCAAACCAGCCACTGGGGCCGCAGGCGGTCAGCCAGCCGAAGATATTCGAGGGCCAAGTTACCACGGTCGTCTCCCAGTCCCCCACGGAGCCCGGCGATGCTGAAGCTCTGGCAGGGGGTTCCGCCGACAAGAAGCTCAATTGGGTCATACTGGCCCGCCTCAATGGTGGTGAAGTCGCCGTGAAGCGGTACGGCCGGATAATGGTGAGACAGCACCGCGCGGGGGAACGCCTCGATCTCGCTGAAGAAGGCTGGGCGCCAGCCGAGCGGATGCCATGCAACGGTCGCCGCTTCGATCCCGCTGCAGACGCTGCCGTATACGAGCGGGCTCATTCTCCCGCTCCCTCGTCCGCAGCCACCGGCACCCACTCACTCCCAACCCGAACTTGAGTTGATGCCCCATATCCCGCTCTCCACGGCAACCCGCAGGAGCATCGTCCTACGAGTATGTCCGTGTCGGAGATCATCCAGGATGACAGGTGATGCGGGGCGTCGAAGGGCTGGCCGTCGATCAGGGGCTCGCGGAAACGGGCCACCTCATGACCATTGGTGCAGCGGAGCTTTTCTCCGACAGCGGCGTGGATCTTGGGGAAGGTGGTCATGCTGCAATTCCAGGCAGGCGCGCTTCTGGCTGGAACAGACCGAGTTGATCACCAAATGCGTCCCATCCATGCCAGGCCTGACGCGCGAACAACTCCAGCTTCGGGCCGCGGTACATCCGTTCGATCCGGGCGTATTGCTCGTCGGGCTTCCTGCTGTGCTCGCGACGGGGAGCGAACATGAAGTCTCGTTCGGACCGGCTATAGAGCTTCGGCGACCCGCGTCGGGCAAGCAGGCACGGCTCCAGGTTTTTCCGAGTGCCGTAACCCCCGCCAAACGAATATTTCCCGGTCTTGGGATTGCGCTTTATCCATTCCCATCCTAGGCCGGAATATTTGAACCCCCACGCTTTGATGACCTTCTCGGCCATGAAGATCGTCGGCCAGGTGCACCAGATCAGCATGGCGCAATTCTTGTCCGCGACCTGGGCAACCTGAAGCGCGCAGATCTCCTCTATGCTCCGGCATTCGTAGTGCTTCTGCGGCGACTTGCCCTCACCCTTGGTCGAGTAGGTGGCGAACCTCCACGGCGGATCTGCCAGGATGATCTGCCATTTCTGGCCGGCGCTGATGGCCGTAGCGATGTCGTGCTCGATCATGCCGACACCGTCCGTTCGATCAGCACGCAATACGCTCCGTGGTGCTTCAGAATAGCCGGATCCTTGGAAGACACACTCCATCCCTCTGGCACGGAATCGCCATGCTTGAGCCATCGGCATTCGATGACGGAGGCGGCGCGCTTCGCCTTTGCGGCGGCTCGGTCGTCAAACGCCTTGCCGAGATTATTCCAGGCCAGGAGGTCGGCCTCTCGGGCTGCGGCGTCTGGGGTGAAGGTGTGGGCTTTCACGATCCGGCCCTCGCGGCCTGTATGCGAGCCTCAGCCCTAGCGATGAAGTCGGGGTTCGGAGGGAGCGCTAGAATTGCGTTGGCCTCGGCCACGATATGCTCGTGCCGCCCGTCGCCGTGTGATGCGGCTTTTTTCGAACCCTTCGCCGCAGCCTGGCGCAGATGCGACGGCGTCATGTTCGGTGATGCGGTCTTGGCACGAGGCGGCGTCGGTTGCTGGCCGGCGCGTTTCTCCGCATATCTGGCGATCTCGCGGACGCGCTTGCATTCACAGCATGAATAATTATGGACCGAGTAGATCGGCTCGTGCCCGTAGCGGCATGGTTTGCCGCTGTTGTATCGCGTCAGGCCGGCGAGGCGCGCTTCTTCTCTGGTCATGGTGCACGCCTCCCCATGAGCATTGCGAGGGTGGGAGGCTTGATGCAGGAGACCCAACCATTCATATCCGGGGTCGGATTGGGACGGGCTATGGGGGGGGCTTTGCGACGCTGCTTCTGCACCTCGCGCTCGGCCTTCTTTCGTTCGTTGGCCGCGACCTCGACCATTCGTCGACATGCCACACAGGCGCCGTTTGTCGAGTAGCGCAGGCCGCCATGGGCATGCAGGCAATCACGCCCCTGGTAGCGCTGCTGCCCGAGTTTGGCGGCGGCATCGCGGAGCGCTTGTTCCTGCTGCTTCTCGGCGGATATGGCGGTTAGCGTCGTCTTTCCTGTCCGCTTGCACATGACGCAGCCATAGGTCGACGTGTATCGGAGGGTGTTGCCACAGGCCTTGCATGGCGCCCCATCGTAATGGACGGCGCCGAGGTCTTTGGCTTCCTTGAAGTTCATCAAAATGCTCCCATCATCTCGGAAGTTCATGGAGGACGCTTTCGATCTCAGCCGCGCAGGAGGATGGATACTCCCGGGCGAGATCGAGAGCATGTGAATAGGCGGCGCGCTGTCCTTCACATCGGGCAGCGGCCAGGAGATCGTTGTCGGCTTGGGCGAACGCGGATTCCCGATCGGCGCGGGCGGAGCGCTTGGGCGGCTTGATCTGGGTGTGGGGACGGTTGCTCACGCTGCGACACGCGCGGACAACGGGATGGACCAGTCGGCCAGGGTCATCGCGACTTCGGTCACGCTATGGCAGACGCGGATAGGGATGCCGGCCTTTTCAAGTCGCCGATGGGCAACCTTCTGAACTGGTGAGAGGTATTTCTTCGGCGCCTTCAACTCGATCGTGAAGGCCCTGCCCTGCCACAGAATGACGATATCAGGGAACCCGGCCTGGGCACCGCTCGACTTCAGGTCTGCTTGGGCTTTCCAGCCGCGCTTGCCTTCCATCGGACTGTGATGAAACATGGCGTCGGCAGGGAGCGCGAAGTTTAGGAACTGCGCCACGGCCGCTTGGATCTCGCGCTCGCAAGCCATCACTCATCGCCCCGCATCTGTTCGAGCAAGTCCGATACCGTCAGGTCGCCGTCGAGCTCGGACAGGAACCGCACCAGGCGCGCGGTCTGGAGATTGATCTGCGCATCGCTCGGCAATACGGATCGCATGTAGCCATCTCCCCGCAGTCCTACGGATGATGCGGTGTAGATCGCGTCTCGGATCTCGGCGTCCATGACGGCCATGATCAGGCAGCCTCTTGCTCGTCGGATTCGAAGTCCGGGCCCATGCCGATTGCCCTGCAATAAACATCGAGCATCATCTGTTCTTCATCGAGCGTGGCGCTGTCCTTGCGACGCATGGCGATGATCTTTTTGATTGTCTTATTGCAGAACCCGTTGCCCTTGGATTCTGAATAAATGTCGGAAATATCGTCGGCTAGGGCCTTGCGCTCGGCCTCAAGCCGCTCCAACCGATCGATGATGGCGCGCAGTTGGTCCGCCGCGATGCCGCCGACCTGTCCGGATGTGGGTGTTGCCATGGTGATTGTCTCCGGGGAATTAAGCTTCGATCGACTATTTCTTGCCTTGGCGAATGCGCTTCTCGGTCGCGATGCGCTGCGCCATGCGTTGGGCAGAAATGCCGCTGTCGATCTTGGAGTAATGGGGGCGCTTCATCTTATCGATATGGCGATATCCATTCGCGCATTGGGCTCGGCGCCTGCTGGCGGTTGCGGCGATACACATGGTCTGTCCTCCTTGAACGAATGGTGCGAGAGCGCCGTATGCGAAGGTGCCTTTAAACCGGGAGCAGGAAGGGGCGTAGTCACTAGCCTTCAGTGGCCCCGCGCCAGGACACGGCACTCTCTGACGCCTCGGCCTCGCAGGGCGCACCTAGCGAGGTTGGGAAGGGCGAATATTGCTGGTGGCGCTAGAATCCAGCACGATCTCCGAAGTACTTGACTGCGGCCACCCGATAGGCCGCGTGCGCTTCCTCGGGAGTGCCGTATTGACCCAATCTGATCCGGACGCCATCAACCGTGATCCTCGCCGCCCATCTTCCTCTGCGCGCCTTTTCGGCACCCTTCAGCCCAGAGGTCGAATTGGACATCACCCGCGAATTGAGCCGGTTCTGCCTCGGGGTCGCTAATCGGAGATTGGGCCATGCGTTATTCGAAGGATTTCGGTCTATGTGATCTACAGCCAAGGATGAATCGGGCCACGTACCGGTCATCAGCAACCATGCGACGCGGTGAGCCTTATAGTTTCTCCCGTCTAAACCAAGAATTACATAATTGTCTGGCTCCTTTTGCGTGTATCCGGCGATATCGCCTTTGGAACCAAAGTAATGCGCAGGCTTCTCCCACCGGAAAATTCCGGTTTTTGGATCGTAAGAAACAATCTCCTGGGCTCGATCGAAGGTGATCACGCAAATCTCCGAGGTAGAAAAGGCCCCCGCGCATGGCAGCATGCGCTGACACATGCGCGGGGAGAGTTTGGAGGGTGCCGCAAGAACCCATGCGGCGCTGGGGTTCGGTCAGCCAGTCTCGCGTCCCAGCACCCTTTCAAGTGCCTCCCGGCGGCTCATGGCGCAGAGCACGAAATCGTCGGTCTGATAGCCACCGCCCCAATCCGGATCGCGGTAGCTCACGCCCTCCCAGAAATGGCGGAAGCCCTCGATTCGAAATCCGATGGCCTCATGCTTGCCGCCGCGGATCATCCCGACAATCCAGTCCGCGCCCAGGTCTTCGATTGACGCTCGAACGAGGATGGGCCAGAACGCCGCCAGGAAGCCGCCGCCAGCCTCCGGAGCGCGCCACACGGCGCCGGCAACCACAATGCGGTCCGTGACGTGATCGAGCATGGCTGTCTCGCCATGCAGGCTGGCGAATTCGCCGGGCGTCACGAGATCACTGAACAGCGACAGATCATCGACGGCACGCTTCAGGCCATTCGGACATTCCCGGATGACTGCGGCGCCGGTCGCCATGAGCGCGCCACCCCGCGTTCCGACCCACGCAATCCCCTCGATATTCGTCCGCGTCGGATCGAACGTCGGGAAGATCGGCGCGGCATCATAGAGTTCCGATGCCGCCCTGCGCGCCTGAACGAGATCGAGGAATGACGTTCGTCGGAGCGAGATGCCGTGGGTTGCGAACCAGTCCCGAGCACTCATGCCGCCACCATCGCGCACGCACTGGCAACCAGATGGCTTCTCGGAAAGTGCACGGCGAGACGATCGTAGACATGGATGCGGCCGCCGATGGACGCCTTGATCCGATGGACCGTGGGCCGCGCCTTCTCGTGCATGCATGCGTGCAGGTGCGCGGACACGAGCGACAGGAGTGCGGGCGGCAAGGGCTGTTCGGCAATGGGGTTTCCCACGATCCGAGCGCGGTCCTCTGCCGACAGGATGTTGATGCCGTTACCAACATGGAGCGTCGGAAGGGCCTCTTCTGCGCGGTAGAGCCACGTTAGATCGGCGAGGCCGAGCCGTTCCATTTCTTCGGAAACGGCTAGCGTGAACTCGCCCGCCGTTTGGCCGATCGCTTCGATGATGCGCTGATGGGAATGTCTTGCGCCGTCGATGCCGATTTCTTGGACATCGAGGACTCCTCCCGCAAAGCGACCGAGCGCAGAATGAGGAATGCCGTGCGCTCCTGCCAACTCTTGGCAACTGCCGCCGACATTTCGCTGAATCGCGTCATCGCCAGCGATGCGTAATAGTGCAGCTTGGCATTCAGCCTGATCACCCATCCCAGAAAATGCATTTTTGAGATCCTCGTTATTGCGACGCAGTTCTGCGCGCCGAACATTGCCGGCAGCAACCCGCTCCGCGTGATTGATTACGGCCCACACCTCATCGGCGTAGGGCCTATTGATTTTGCGATGACGATATTCGTTGACGCGACCCTCTCGAAAACCAAGGGCTCGGCAGATAGTCGGCATTTTTTCATTGATCGAATTTCCGGGGATCTGCCGTAGAAGGGCATCGATACTTGCAACCATGTATTCACGTAAGCCGGATGGCGTGAAATCCGAGAGATCAACTGCGGCGCGTGAGGGAATTCCGCATGATATTTTCGACATTTCACGCGCTCCTTCTCAGATGCTAGAGGGGTTGAAACGAACTGGGGTTTCCGTGATGCGTAGTAAAACGAGGCGAAATGAGAGAGAAGAAAAGACCGGCGGCAACGACATTGCCGCGCCGCCGGCAAGTTCCGTGGGAGGGTGGAAATCACCCACGGGCAGGGAGAAAGTCAGGAGCCGCGATCGAACATCACGACGAGGCCGAAATGGGCGATACCGACGAGATTGGCGGCCGCCCAGAATTCGAGAAACAGGTCAATGCAGGTCATTCCGCAATCCTCGCGATTTTGCCGGCGCGCTTTATTTGAGCGAAATCGCCGAGCCGGACACGATCGGAAAGCCATTGCTCGGCGCGCTCGATCCGAGAAAGCGTCACGGATGAATGCCGGAGGCGATGCATGAATTTGTGATCGCCAACAGCCCGATCACCGAAGAACCTTTCGGAGCATCCGATCTGTTCGAGCGTCGCCGCGAAGCGCGCAACGATTGTGTCCCTGGTTTCCATGAAACCGATAATGGGGCAAAAGTGCCCTATAATCAAGGGCAAACTTAGAGGCGCGAAAAATGAACCTGCACGTGGCAAACTGCCGGCCCATGATTGACATAACCCCTCAGCTAATCGCCGAACGGATCGAACTTGCCCTAGCCAACTTCGGCGAGAGCAAGAGCACCGCGCGCGCACGTGCGGACATATCTGCGCATCAGATCAAGAACCTGCGCGACGGGCATTGGCCCACCCTGCGCAACCTGGCAATCATCGCCAGCAAGCTCGGGATATCTATCGCCGAGCTTCTTGAGCCGGCCTCGAATGCGGGCGTCAAATATCCGTCGCTGATCAATGCCGACCGATTGCGCCAAGCCCTCTCGATCACGCGATCGGTCATGGCGCGAACCGGCTTCGACAATTCAGATGATGCGGATATCTTCGAATCCAGCGCTGCTGCCCAGGTTTACCGGTTGCTGGAAAAGTTCTCCCTGGACGGCAAATCCGACGAACAGTCGGCCTCCGACGCCGCAGATACGGCAGAGGCCGTGATGGCGGCCTTAGCGGCTACGCCGGTCAAATAGGATTTCTGCCGCGAGCGGTGCTGAAGACAGATTTCCAGCAGCCGACGCGCTGTTCTTGCATCAACCATTGCTAGCTTTCCACCCTGGTATATTTACGCCCGAGCCGCCTAGCGTTGCGCGGCTTGGTGCCATGTTGCGTCTTGCATGCTTAACAAAAGCATCACACCACCGCAGATTTATACCACGGCGGAAAATCACGCGATAGGGCAATTATGCCCTTGCATGGGGCAACGATGCCCTGTATCGTCTTCCATATAGCGCGACATCAACTCAACAGCGCATCCGGCGCAGACGATGGGAGACCCCACCATGAAGCAGCTCATAACATTTCGCCCTTGGGTCTCACGGCCCTCTCTGAAAATCGAAATCCCGGAAGATACGCTTCCGCAGTATCGGATGCGGGCGGCGGTTGAGATCGCGGCGAAGAGCGGCACCGACCTGAGCGGCACCGACCTGCGCGGCACCAACCTGAGCGGCACCGACCTGCGCGGCACCAACCTGAGCTTCACCGACCTGCGCGACGCCGACCTGAGCGGCGCCAACCTGCGCGGCACCGACCTGCGCGGCACCAACCTGAGCGGCACCAACCTGAG